TTATCGGATGTACACATCAATCCAACCAAGGAAAATCGTTATAGAAAGCAGCAATGCAGATGCAATTCGTGTAAGTGCCGATACTTTAGCGTATGAATATACTGCATGGGCATTTATAAACAAATCTGTTCCCATATTTCTCATTAGCCATATACTGCTCAATCAATTTACATAATGATGTTCAAACCACCTGTATTCATCTTCCTCAAATAGTGCTAAAAAAGAGAATTCTGATAGCCAACTAACTGACTATCAGAATTCTCTTTGGAGCGGCAAACGGGACTCGAACCCGCGACCCTCAGCTTGGGAAATTTAAAATTAAAAATATAACGAATTGATTATAACACATTTAAAAAGCAATTATTTTTTATTGTGACGTTTTTGTGATTATACTACATTATTTTCTTTGATTTGTGAAGATAAATATTGCTTCTCTCTTTCGCAAATAAGAATACAAAAAAAGAACGACCGCCAGCGAAAAGCACAGCAGCCGTTCAATCCACGCCCTACTCTCTATCCCATTCTCCTGAGAAGATAATAGCAAAGATATCAATTCTAAAACGACATACAAAAAGAAACTATATTAATTAGTTATAAGAAGTCAATTTTGAAACAAAAACCAATCTTCTTAAAAAATTGCCATTAATGCAATATTTTTTACTTGCAAGATGAATGAAGAAAATTAATAGACGGCAAGACTGGCGAGTTTGTATTTTTATTGACAGGAAACGAATGTTATGGAATGGGATCGGAAAAACAAGTATAAAACAGATAGCTTTTATAGATTTCTACTGCCTGATGTATTTTTCCGGGGATTTTTGAGATTTTATTTGATTTTGTTTTACATTTCTACGATTATAATACTTCTGGTTAGCCCTTGTCAGATCCTTGATAATCGTTTCATCAAACACCTCGGAATATATCTCTGTTGTCTTGACCGATGTATGCCCCAAGAGTTTTTGGACGGTGGTTATCGGAACGCCTTGATGTACCAACAGAGTAGCACAAGTGTGTCTGCTGGTATGGTAGGTGAACTTCTTGCCGATATGCGCCATTCTTCCCAATTTCTGCAATGTCCGATTGGTGTCGGAATTGCAGCCCAATGCAGCCAGTTGTTCGATGCTGTCGTACTTCCGCATTATGCCCAGTGCCTTTCCGTTAAATAATAGATATAGCGGGATATTAAGTTTCACGCCTGTTTTGACGCTGTTTAGGACCAACCATTCCTTTCCGTCAACTGTTACGAGATTCTTACAGGTAAGTTGTTTAAAATCAGAGAATCTCAATCCGCAATAGCAGCAGAAGAGGGTTGTACGGTTATAGGCTATTTCCGGGACAAACAAACGCTTACGGAAAACGCCGCTTCCCATTTCCATGTCACCCTTTTCGTCTATGTATCCACCTGATACACCAGTAACGAAATCACCGAACTTGGCATATTTCTTAATCAAGACTCCGCCCAGTAAGGATAACAAGTACTTAGTGGAATCCGCCACGTCCTTCCGCAAGAATATCTCTTTCAGCTTCTCCGCACTGTTCTCTATCTCAGTCATTACACGCAATGCGCTCATCACATCCTCATCGGTGTAGGTGACATCCTTGTCACCCTGCTTTACGATGCGGTTTATCAGATTCCCGGATATCTTAAGACCTTTAAGGTAATTAATGATCCCTTGCGCATCATCATCGTTCAATGCGGAAAGGAACCAGTTTTGTACAGGTGTGTCCTTATCCAGCGTGTATGCGGAGTTGGCGTGATCGGCGTTGGTGACATCACCCCCTCCGCCACCACTGCCGCCACCGCCGTTCTGCTTTATCTCTTCAACCTCAATGGAAATCTTACTAAAGTTGCTGTTGATGCGGTCTGCCGTTTCGCTCCAAGTTCCTGTTTTGTTTATTGTATTAAGCTCCATATATCCTGTTCCACTTTTACCATTCCGCATCCGGATGCACTTCTACGGACAGATAGTTCATTATTCTGATGATTAGGTCTCGTATCATAAATATATGTTTTGAGTGTTACTGATAATTTTCCGAGTTATTCTACAGATTTATAATAGCTAATACAACCGGTTCATACGCTCTTCCTATTTCACGCAATCCACCGCTATCATAACTCGGATGAACCCCGTCTCTTCCATTTTGTAGGACTGTCGTAGTTGCACCGTATAAATCACATAGTGATTTTTCAGAAAGTGAGCCATATCCATATATATTGTCCATCATCGCATAAACAGGAACAAGAGTAACATAGTCGCTATAAGGATTACCTGTATCATCGTTTCCTTCAAACAGTGATATGATTTCTTCGGCAAATGACAATACACTATATTTCTTAGGGCTGTTGTTGTTATTACTACCGCCCGAAAAAGTCATAAGTTCAGCACCATAAATCTCTAATCCGAAAACGACTTTAGTATTCGGATACTGACTGTGAAATTTATCAATTATTCGTTTCGCACGTAATTTGGCTGTCTGTACACTTTCTGAATTTACGCCCTCATAAGACTTTACCTCGTTGTATCCCCACTGGAGAATGAAGATGTCAGGAATATCAAATCCCCAATAATCGAAGTAGTATTTGAAATCCAGTTCATCAGTTGACGGATTCCAGAACGGATTATACCTCGCATCATCCGCAGATGTGTATGTAATCGTAGCATCGCCGGCCAAAGTGTTACCATTAGCGGATTGTGTTTTTGTGATTGTACCGCTTGACGGGAAATTCCCTGTTCCTGACGTATCATCTTCCGTACCATCACCATAATTAGGGTCTGAACTGAATTTACCCAATTTGAGTTTTCCGCTATATCTACCATCATCCCCTACTGTCAGTCTAAATCCTCTCACCACCCAAGATATATTATTCTGATCCAAGTAAGATGTACCGGGATAGCCTGTAACAGGCAATTCTGTTATTCCCGAAACAGTCAATATCTTTGCTGCCCCTTTGGGTTCCGTGATAAAGGACATGTTCCCGCCACTCTGTACCTCCCCCCAAATATCTTCGGTATAATTAGATCCGGTAGTTTTAACGCGGTTAATCATGGTTCCGATATATTCAACCGTAACATTATCTTCTTTGAGCAAGTTCTTTAATTCAACTTGCCAGCCACCCAGATCAGATATACTATCCCCACTATCCAATATCTTAACTGTCTTATGAGATGGAGGATTGGCAAGTATATTAAATTTGACTTGCAGCTCTTGCAGCAATTTTCCAAATTTTCGAAGGGTAAGCTTATTATTAAAAACAGATGAATTTACGGGGGTTCCTGACAATTGCCTGTCGAAAACCTTTAACGTGGCATTTGACACCGAGAAATCAAAGCTATCATGGCACGCACTTTTTATAGCCTGCTTATAATAGAGATTATTTTGCCGATTGGCTTTGAAATACAAACTGGACGGCAATACTAATTTTGCCGGGAAAACTTCTTCATTGATAATCTGCTTAACTTCGTCCCGTGTCGTTCCGCCGCCTATGCCTCCGGGTAAACTTTCTTCGCTGATCACATAGTGAAATGGCTCATATTCAGTTGAGGTTAAACCGTACTCAATCTGTCCCTCTGTCTTGTAATTTGAAGCTAAGAATGTCGCTCTGACATAGGCCGTATTACTTTCCAATGTAACGGTTAAGGTCTGTGCATTTTGAATGGAAGTTATGAATTCCTTATTCGAATCGTATTGGCTGAAGTAAATTGGTCCCAATGCAAGGGGATGTGCTGTTATCGTCCTCTTCCCCTCTACGGCTATATAATCGGATGTTACATAAGTGGTGCTATTAGCAACAGTGCCATTCTGACGCAAAAATCCATTATCTGCCTTATCGTGGTCAAATAAATTTTTTCCAACCACCACTTTGGGCATTTGACTCTGTAATGTATCCAATGCCGTATTAGTATTATTTATCTCCTTTTCTTGTGCCGCAAACCTTTGCTCATTATCATAATTTTCTGTATATGGCTCATAGGATGTTGTAGTGCTGCCCTCAAAAAACATTGCATCATCAATGACAGCAGTTGATATGCTTAATCTGATATAGGTAGCGTTTGACGGTGAAGTAGTCACGCCTGATTTTGCAGCTTCTTTAATCGCATTGAATTCTTTATCAAACCAGACATTCGATGCACCACCCGTATTCGTGTTTTGGATATAATATGATGTATTTGGATTGACTTTGATATAGTGAGATAAAGACAGGGTCGAATTCGTTTTTAAATTACCTGAAGCATCAATATAATACCCATTTTTTACGGTTGATTTGTTAAACAAGTTCTTACCCAGCGAAACACTTTTCTTATCCGCAATTTGCATTTCAAGTTCTGTTCTGTCGCTTGCCATTTGTGTTTTAAGCTCCGTTTTATCAGTCATCATTTGTGTTTCAAGTTTCACAAACTTCTGCTCGTTATCGTAGTTGTCGGTAAATGGCTCATAGGATGTTGCCACATCTCCAAGCTCCATCTGCGCTGCACCCAACTGAGATTTAGATATTGACAGCCTTATATAAGCTGCATTTTCAGGGGTGGTAACAGTCTCGTCTTTAATTGATGTCAATGCTTTTAATTTATCATCAAAAATCACGTGATATGCTCCGCCAACACCTGTATTACTGATATGATATTGTGTACTATTTTTTACGCGAATGTAAGTTGTAACACAATATGACGCATTTTGTTTTAAGCTTCCGTTTTGTCCTAGATAATATCCATCTGTCAGATTCAATGGATTTATAATGTTTTTTCCGACAGAGTATTCTTTTTTCATTGATATTCTAGCGTCTATTTCGGATATTTCTGTAGCCAGACTTTTGCGGCTGATCGGGTTAACCACCGCATCATAGATAGTAGCCGGGTAAATGGTTTGCCCACCTTTGGTCAGTTTATGCATTTTTGCCATAATGTATCTTATTTTTAGCCTAAGTTCCGCCGGAACTTGGACTGTTGTTATTTTATGTAATTATTTATTAACTATTAAAATCACTCAGCACATCATCATACTCCTGATCTGACAGAGATACGCTCTGCACCGCATTGTAGACGACATAATCAGGATAAGATGTTATTTCCGCTGTGCTTTCATCGGTCTTTCCAGTAGTCAGCACAATCCCTGTATCTTCAATAGATACAAGATTGCAGATTCCATCTCTAAAGTCAGAATCAGAGATGAAGTATTCCCGTTTGACCTTTAACATGCCGGGAGAGAAACCGGGGTTATCAAAAGCGACAAGCAGACTGCCATCTTCCATACGGCTGCAACCCACATACTCTTGTCCGTCAAAGGAGGCTATAAACTTTCCCTTAAACGGATTGAAGTAAGTAAACCGGAAGGGAGTTGATATGTCTCCATTCAGGTTTTTCTCTATAATTTTAAAATCGGACTGATAATTAATTCTCATAATACACTATAATATTGATGCTACATCATCTATCTCCTCGGCTGTCAGGATACCGGAAAGATCAACACTTCCACCGCCTCCTGTCGTGCCTGTATCACTCCAAACGCCTCTCGTCTTACATTGATACAGAGGACCCGGTATGGTATCCCCCACAACTGCCCAGTCACCCACAACAGGAGATGGGACAGCCGCTTTCAGCGAATCAAGAGTGGGAAACAATCCCTTGTTGCGTATAGCGTTCTGCTTGACCTTCTCCACTTCAGTGGAGGTCTTGCTGAAGTTGTTGTTAAGACGGTCTGCCACCTCACTCCAAGTTCCTGTTTTATTGATCGAATTAAGTTCCATATCACTTCATTTTATTTAGGCAGTTGGTTTTGATCCCATACAATCTCAGAACCTTTAACCATAATTATACGTCCTCCCATTATCTGGGTCTGATATATATAACCGTCACTTCCTTTTTGCTCGACAACCATACTGTCCGGGCGGAAATACAAAACATCATTACTATTCGGGTCAAACATAGAAACCATGGGAATCAACCCTTTCAGTCCGTATATGCATGATATATCTATCAGGGAGGCGTTCATATTATCACGCATCTCTATTGAGGGGATTCCATATTCATTTTCCGGCTCAATGCTTATTGTATAGCCATTTGAAGACTTGACTTTTACTTTTCCAACAAATTCAGGATTTCCATCTGCATCCCATTTGATGTTCCCATTGGCAAGCTGCCCGGAACCATCCTCATTCAACAGTATCTTGCCATTGGCTATTTCAACTTTTCCCCGAAAATATCCGCCCAAAGCATAGATATATCCTCTCAAGAATACATCACCGCCATGAGTGGCAACGAAGTTTGCCATGTTCGCCCATTCCGCATCCGTAGGCTGGTAATTAGGATCATTACGGAACCTCATTACGGTAAGAATCGCCTGTTCAAGTTTTCCTCCTGCCCAAAACGCCACATCATCATCATCATTGTATATGCCGCTAACTCCGGCTGTGACCTTCTGTAACTTGCCATCCTTGTAGTTGCCTAATTGGATCATATTAGCCAGTATCAAACCACCAAGGATATCCACAGATCCATCCTTGATTGCGCTGGCGATATAATTGATTGACTGGAAACCGGCTGTTGCCTTGTCATTGTCAAGAATTGAAGGTTTCCAGTCAGTAGCGATGGTTCCACGCTCTAACTGAAGGTCACAAACGGTTGCGGTACCACTGATGAGAAATATACCACTGCCATTGAAGGTAATCTTATGGGTATATCTTTGATAAGAGGATGTGAGAGGTTGAGAAACACTGAAAGAGCCGCACGAAACAGACACAGACGTACCCTTTGCTTTATAACTGATAACATAACTTTCCCCTTTGATTAATGATACGGACTGGGACAAACTACCGATTGCAGCAGAGTACCCGGAGCCGGCATCACTGTCCGCAGATACGGTAGCCACACCCGTCCAATATTCCAATTGCTTGCTAAAAAGTTCGGTATCCGCCGATAACTCGGTAGCGGCAGACAGGTCCTCTGTCTCATAATCTCCTGTAAACCCGGAATTGCGCAACAGATTGACACTTCCGACAGCCGCATTGTCTATCGCATCCTTGGCCTCTTGGGCAAGATCCGCGGCCGCCTGTATCTCATCCGGCAAGCCTTCCATATTCTTCCATCCGGTAGATCCCTGCTCGATATGAAACATACCCTTGATATCCACACCTTTATCCTGAGTGTATTCCATGTAAGTGGTCCGGTCCTTGTCGCCAATGTACGTATCTCCGTACACCTTCATCCGGGCCTTGCCGGTAGATTTGTCAAAATCAAAAGAAATGACATCTTTCCCGATCAAGGTAAAATCATTAATACCCTGATACATGATGATGGACGGAGAAACTTCGTTAACCGAAGAGAGAATTATCGCCGCCTGTCGGGTGATATCGGTCTTATGGCCTAATCCCACGATATCATCACCTGCCACCGGAACATCGTTCTCGACATTAGGATCACATACGGTCTTGGACAAGTCTATATAGTTCTCACCTACTGCTGTGACCAACCGCCAATAATAGCGGTTGCCGACATGATGAGAAACGCCTGTCTTGATATTGCACTCTTGGGCTATGGCAAGAGATCCTGGAGTAAACTGGTTCTCTATCTCAATTCCGTCTTCCTCTTCCTTGAAATAACAACGGTAAACAGCATCCAACTCATCTACACGGTTGCATTTCATACCTGCATGGGAAATCACCTGCTCGCCACCCACATACGTTTTCTTCTTGACCTCAAGCTCGTCAAAAACGGCTTTGACCTTGACATACAGATAATCAACAACAGCCTGTGACATACCGTTCTCAAGTACAGTGATTCCACTACCGTTCTTACCAATCAAAAGACCTTTCAAGAAAGTGATAAGACCGTTGGCGGTGTCGCTATTTATCTTCGAGATAAAATAACGGGATATTCTGCCAAGAATATCTGACACGTTGAGAGAGGCACCCATCCTCTCACCTATGATATCTCCGGCTATCTCTGTAATCGTACTTCTCAAAGCGGAAACATTGGCGGACAACTTATCTGTTAGTTCCACGGATATATCATACAGGCAATTTTTATCCGCCTTACAAGTAAATGAGTTCACATACATGAAGTATTCCTTGTCATTATACTTTATGTATATACGTGAATTTTCATTTAGCATACTGGCTAAATGGTTGTTGTCAGCAAGGAAGACACGTGAGAAACTTACGGAAAAAGAGAACTTCTCATCGTTGTTTTCAGACATATACTTTATCAACGCCTCATCTAATCTTTTCTCGGCGGCAAGCACAAGAGATTTCGGCATTTTAATACCTGTAATCACAAACTTATCCCCAACAGAAGGTTTATAGTTATTTGTGGCATTAGGCATAACAACCCCGAAAGTTGTATTGTCCTTTTTTACCGCAATCCAAACCTCATTTGTAGAAGTGTTTTGTTGGCTTTCTACATATTGGGATGTTTGTGAAGTAACCTTCTGTTCAAAATCTCCTGCCGGCAAGTTCCCGGAAGAATCTACCAATACAGGATTGAATGCCCTTCCCGGTTCATTGTCCTTATAGGTAACTCCTATTTCAAACTCGCAAGCAGCACAATTGCCCGTAGTCATATTGATTACAGCCGTACCACCTTCCAAACCTTGTTCGAACAGGTTAAAACCGTAATCCCCATTATATATATGTAATTTTATGTAGAAATAAGAATGTACATACTTATCCGTGCCATTGAATATATTATTCCCTTCTCCTGTTCCAAGTTCGTCACTATCGTTATCATCAAAAGCAATATCCGCAATCTCACCAAATAACTGTCCCGAAGCATTTGTTACATTTTCTATGGTAGGCTTTATATCGCTGAAATCTACCTTTATCTCTTTTACTTTTTTAGAAGAAAATGTATTTTTGAAAGAGTAGTAATCATTTGTACCGGGTATCTTATACGTATCGTTAAGCGCATTGTAGAATCTTTCCGCTCCATTTGTTTGTCTGTAAATGGAAGGCATAAGGTTTTGCGTGCGTTCTATAGTACCTTTTTCATCATCATTCGGATAGTAGAAAGGAATGTTGTCAGAACTTCCAACACCAGTAACGCGATTAACGATCTTATAATTGGCGTTTGTCTTTTTAATTGATACAAGCCCTTTCTTGTACTCGAAGGGAGTAGAAATTACATTCTCTGTATATCCTATGTGACAAACCTTACCTACAAAGTAATAAGGAAGTTCGTATATGGTATATATGGACTGTAACGCTTCTGCAAGGTACACACTGTCAAGAGAAACAAGTTTGCTTTCAGAAGTAATATCTTCATCAATCACTACCGAATATCCGATACCCGATTTTGCCATTGAAGCGTTAAGGCGACCAACAAACTCGTTTATATCCCCCATGAACTTGACGGAAGTGGAATTGGAGTGATACGTGTCTTCTCCGGCTGTCACCACGTCCATGAAATATACGTTCTCCAGCACGATACGTTCTGAAACGAATTGAAGCTCATGCTTGTACATGATACTCTTGTTGTCCTTTGAGGATGTAGGCACTTGGTCAATATAATATTTTTCCCCCCTAAACTCAACAAACTCTTCTCCTGTCCATAGTTCGTCTAAGCATGAAGGATAGTTCAGTGTAGCGGTCAGTGTGGGAGTTCCTGCCATACGTTGTGCCGTATAGGTGTACTCACCTAATTTTGCAGGTATATCAGCATTCGGAAATTTTACTTTACTTCCTTGCGTATCAAGCTTTAAAATGTACAGACTTTCCTTTTCCATTTATTCTTTTACCACATCAATTTGTTCCGTAACTCCTTTGTCCTTTTTTTGCTGTTTCTCCAACAGCTTTTGAGCCTCTTCCTTCTCCTTTGCTATACGTTGTTCTTCATCGGGAACGGATTCGGTGTTTTTCTCAATGGCTGTTTTTGTGGAAAGAATGCCGGCTTGCTTCATTGAGATAAGTATGTTGTTATACTCAGTTGCGCTGAACGGCTGCCATATCTTGAACTTACAGCTAACACGAAGCTTGGCAAATTCTGTAACGGCATTTACGTTCTCGCCTTTTTTCACCAATTCTTTGGCTAATCCCTCCTTGAACAGACGCATCATCTTGTCTGCAAAATTCTGCCACTCGATAACCCCTTGCTGAGCGTTCTTCAAATCCAAATCACGGGTTAGTGTAATAGCCAGTCCGCTAATGTCGCCACTTGACTTGACATCTTTCGGCAAAAGGAAAGTGCAGGAGGTATTTATCTGTATCTTCTCGAACAAATCTTGCAGACTGTCAAGCATACCTTGCGGACTGGGCGGTGCTTTGAACTCTGCACTTCCGTTACCGTCCATTGACTTGTCTTGCAAAATGATACTTCCGGCAAGTTTCTTTGTCGTTTCTGACAAATTGCCTTTGATATACAGAATGCCCCAGCCGTTCCGTTTCTGAATGACAAAGAAAATGTTGTAGATAATTTCGTAAATCTCGATAAGGCTTTGGCCGTTGTTCCACGCCACATTACCGCGTTTGGTACACAATGGTATCTCGCTGAAACCGTGCAATATAGGAAGTTCTCTTACAAAACCGTCCTCGCCTGCTTCTTCACCGTCTATCGGTGTGTGCATACGGTACATGTAGGTATCATCGTAACTGTCAATGTATTCCACACCGTCCGCATCGGCATAGTAGACACTTTCAAGAAGCCTGTCACCATTGTTGTCGTTGTGTGATATGATTACGTAACCATCTTCATAACTTATCAGGCGGCACTTGATACGTCCTTTATAGTCATAATAAAACAGAAGTCCTGCATCGCCTGTTGCAAGTTGCGAACGGACTGCCTTTGTACGCCATCCATCCATATTCCTGTCTACCCAATACTCCTTGATTGTGGAATAGTTGGCTTTATCTTTCTCGGAAGGAGTGCCACCTCTTAAAGACAATGTACAGGGATTCCCGCAAAGGTAGATTACGTGGCTCGCCAGTATCTGTTCTTGGAAAGCCAATGCCGTGCGCTGGAACTTGATTTCCTGATATCCCCCATCTTCTAACTTCACGCAAATGCTCGGCAAGTTTTGATCAAATAATACCTCATGGCTCATCGGGTCAAGTTCTTTCAGAAACTTTTCCTGCGAAACGATATTCTTTTTTACATTCGGAAGCCTTGCCGTGCGTGTATCGGTAATGGCTGCGGACTGGCCGTCGGAATAGTCGTTTGTAGAGCAAGTGTCACTTCCTCTGAAAAACGGTTTCTTCTGCAACAAGGCATTTACGTTCCGCAATAGATATGTTTTTTTCTCTTCCCGTGTCATTTTTCCGCATCAATTAGGTTGTAATACTTCATGCAGGCTTCCTTGCTCGGCATTGCAGAACACTCTCTCGAAGTCCATTTGCAGATAATGTCGTGCTTCTGCGGAACAACGATTATTCGCTTCTGCCCCTCTTCCTCTTCAATATTGAATTTATCGTTCAGCTTCACGCGTGCATCCAACACGACCTTACTTGCTTTGATAAAAGTGTCTGAATCTCCACTTGCTTTCGCATCGTCAGCAATCTGTTTCATCTCCGATATTTCTTTCAGCAACGCTTCTCGGTTCTCATCTTTAGATATGGTAGTGATAGCACCGATGCCGAAAGGTTTCAGTTTCTCGGCAAGCATGGATAACACCTTGTTTGAAGGCTTTTCATCTTCTTGGTAAGCAACCTTTGCAGCAAGAGCCTTATCTACGAAAGAATCACACATTACCAAATAGGCAACATCTCTTACCCTTGCCTCAATTCCTTCTGTTTTAAGGGAATTGAGAATATCCTTTATGTCGTTATAGCTTATCATGCCCTAATACCATAAATGTTCATCGTAAATACTTCCTTCTGTCTGTGCATGGAACGCTTGTTTGGTTTCTTCTTCGTGATTGTAATACCCTGCTTGAATCTCATTCCCGTATTCAATGTTAGCGCACGGAAGCATTCTCATAGCGCATGGGTCTAACAAGTCCATCGACCTGCCTTTCCCTAACATCTGATTCATTTTCTTCTTGTTCCAAAGCCGCTTCTTCCCACTCTGCATATCGTCAAACCGCACAACGGAACATTCTTCCATAAACTCGTTCTCAACCGTCACTTTGTATTTCAAGTTTTGATGGGTGTAAGTCTGAACGGCAAGTTTATCGTCAAATGTCAAGTTGCCTTCCTCTATCATCTTGCATAATCTGATATAGCACATATCCTTGACTGTCATTGCGGTAAGTTGGTAAAGTCCGAAAGGTTTATTTAGCGAGATATAAGGTACTGCATCGGGAATGTAATCATTGAAGTACCTTCCGGCAGTCGCGTCAAAAATGATATGGCTTTCGGCTGTTCCATGCTCAAATGCAAATGTCTTCACTGCCATAGCGTTTTCTCTCGGAGTGGACTTGCTAAGAATGAGAATGTCGTATGCGTGAAATCCATCCCATGCCAGAGCCACGAGATTATCCGTACCGTAATCCGCCAAATCCACGGTAATCCATTTGTCACCGTTCACGGCTGGGTTGTTGTTGAATACGCCTTGCGCGGAAGTGGAAGGGATAGGAATCTTTTCGTCAGAATCTGGGTCTGCATTATAGTTTACACCGATAAGCCCAGCAGCAGAGCGTGTACCAGAAGCGGCAACTGAACCAACGTATCCTGCATTGCCTCCCATTAGAGCTTCATTTTCATCAACTGTGCCCTCGTATAGGGTAAACGATTTGATAAAGTCTTGATATTTCGCTTTACCTTTCAAGTCTTTAATCAAACTGTCTATCTGTATCTTGCACTTGGCGTAAACTTCTTCTTTTGAATCTCCCCAAATCACATCATCAACGGTAGATCCAGCAACAAAAAAGAATCTGACTTTCCCTATTCTATCAGGGATACCCTTCCCGTCAACTCCAACATACCAATCTATGAATCTTCTCGTCCAATGGGTGCGTTTAGGATTGAATGTAGCACGAAATTTCCCCGTGAATGTCTTGCTTTTCCCACGATTACGGGATTGAATGTACGTAAATACTTCCCAAGGCATTTCGGTAAGTTCATCAATGGCAATCGCATCGTACTGCCATCCTTTCGCACGCTCCCTCATCCTGTCTATATTCGTTGGGTCTATATAAGTCAAATCGCAGTACGCTCCACTTTGGAATGATATACGTGGTGTGTCTGCCTCTTTAACTTTTACATATTCTCCGAATATGTCCTTGAATGTATCAACAAATCCTCCTCCTGCTTTTTGGTTTCCAAGGTTTCTACGACTTATTAAACATCTAAAATCAGGGTCAAGCATTAATGGTTCAGCGAATCCAAGAACAAGAGAGTATGACTTCCCGTTTCCGACCCCGCCGGCACCGAAACATATATCCACGTTCGTTGAAGCAAAGTAGGTTTGGAAACCTGGGAAAGGCTTCTTCACTATCGCATTATGTACTTCTTGCTCTTTCATCAAAAGCAAAAATACATCTTAATAATAAGGTAATATATACTTAAACCAATGTCTATTTATCATAGTGATAAATACAGTGATTTTTTTATAGTTATACCTTTTTATTAAAGCATTACTTTCGCATATAATCATTATAAAACATATAGTGTATGAAGTTTACGAAAGAACAGTTTTCAGAAGCACTGAAAGCAGGAATCACCAACAACGGCAAGAAAAACTTGGCGATGAGTGAGAGAAGTTTCAACGGCAAGGTGGAAAGGATCTACAAGCGGTTGGAGAAAGCGAGTGGTAATGACGAGTTGGAATTGGATGATGTGGTTGCCGATTATCTGGAGGACTTCCAAGAGGATGACAACAACATCAGGAACGACAATTCAAAATTCGTAAAGGAGTGGGAAAAGAATCACCCCGCAAAGGATGATAAGGGAGATAAGGATGATGGCAAGGATAACAAAGGAGACGAAAGCAAACTGGATAAGTTGCTCAAAGAACTCCAAGACTTGAAATCAGAACGTGAGGAAGAGAAAAGAGCCAAAACTATCTCCGAAAAACGCAATCAACTCAAATCAGCCTTAAAAGGGAAAGAAGTCAAGAACGAGGATTGGATTAACGACCAACTCGAATTGATTCACATTGATTCTGAAACAGATGTTGATGCTCTCACAGAAAGACTGGTCAAGAGCTACAATAAGTTTAATGCTAACACTCCACCCGACATCACTCCGGGCGGCACGGGAGGCGGTAAGGAAAAGACCGATGACTTTGCCGATGTGGTTGCTGTCGTAAAGAAGCAGTCGCACAGAGAAGAAAAATAATAATCATTTAAACCAAAAAGAAAATGTCAGATTTCTATCAGCAAATCCTATTGAACAGTGGCTACCTTCCCGGTAGAGCATTGGTTCAGGCTCGCGGAAGCATTGGTGGTCATCGCTATGTCTTCGTGAAGTTACAGATGAGCGGGAAGGACGCACTTGTATTTCCTACCAGTGGTGGAATTGTTAAAAACCCATTCAAAGGTAATGCAAGAGCTTTTGCCGGAACGCTCGCTGAATATATTCCCAGTAATGGTTCTAATGGAAGCGAAATACGTATCTTAAAATCGTATGCGGTTGCAAAAGCTACAACTGAATCTACAGACACAGATATTTACCTAAAAAGAGACGGATATTCTCTTATCCCATTCGTAGGAGATATCCTTATGGTAGCACCTTCTACATTGACAGGAAAAGGCACAGCAGTAACAGTCACAGCCGTTGAAAAAACGACTGACGGAACGGCTGGCGATGTTTGGAAAGTTACATTGAGCGCAACCCTCGGAACATTAACAACTTCATCTGTTCTTGTTGAAGCGAAAGAAGCAGGTTCTGGTAAAGAAGCTATGGTTACTAATCCTAACTCATATCTTCCCTGCGACTTTGATTTTGTTTTTGACCCGGCTGCATCCGAAGATGATTTCGATGGTGCAAGATACCTTATCACTCCTGCATTGGCATTAGGAGATGTATTCCTCTACGAAGACCGTATGCAACCTCTTTCGGCTGCATTAAAAGCTTTGAACAAGAGCAAGGTTAAGGGTTGGTTTAACATTTAAAATTGACGAAACTATGCCTAAATTTGATTTTAATAACAGCAGATATGCAAGATTCTTTTCAGACAAGACCAATCAACGTTTCTTGCAATCCTTTGTCAATACAGAAGGTCTGCTATACACTAATTATGGTTGGTACAAGACCCAAGGTGTAAAAGCTGATGCTCCCACACCTACCGCCCCTAATGGCATTGCTACTTTTTCTGTGAAAGGACGTGACTTGAAAGCCGCTCCTTTGATGGATTTGCGTGCACCTCTTGGTGACAGTAATCAAATGGATAAGGAAGGCCTGTACTGGTACACCGCATCCATTCCTGATTTTATCGCTCCCGGTTTCGTTGAAACAGCTATGGAACGTGAAGCAAAAGAACAACAGTTTGAGTTGTTTGGAAACGATGCCGATTTGGTAGCCGCTTGGGTACATACATTACAGTCACAGCTTGATAGTGCGGACGCAACCATGAACTTCATGACTGCACAGTTAATGTCTAAAGGTAATATTGACTACCGCAATATCGCACGTGGTATTCAAATTCCGTTGCACAAGGCTGACATTCCGAGTGAAAATTTCACCAAAGCAGGAACCAAGGTGTGGACTGACGCTGAATGCAAGATTCTGAGCCAAATGGCAGAAAAGGAGAAAAAATTTCGTGAAAAATGGGGATATAAAGGTGCAATGGTATGGCAGGTTACGCGCAAGATGTTTTACGAAGTAATGCTGCAAAATGCCGAAGTTAAGGAATTGATTGAAAGTTTCAAGAAAAATCCTTTAGCTTACATCGCAACAACCGCTACTGCACCTACTACACGAGATTTGTTCTTAGCAGCTTTCCGTGATTATCCCGGTGTATCTCCAATTGAAATTGTAGAAGAACGTGAGCGTAATCTTACCAATACCGGAGACACATTCGTGCAAGGTTGGGATGATAAGATTGCAGTTCTCCGCCCTGCCGGATATGCTTGTGAGTTTGAATACACCAATAACCTAGACAAACAGATGTTTGATAAGTATGGTTCAAGCGTAATAACCAAGATTTTTGCTCAGGCTAACGATGGTCTCTGCACGATTGTGAATACAACAACAAACAACGGGATGTATAAGGAATGGCATACTGATGTAATGATGTCAGCTTGTCCTGCACTGAAAACATTCCGTAATCACGTAATTGTAGACACAAGTCAGGCAGACGATTAAATGTACAATACATTGCGTAGTAGTTATGGAAAAATCATTTGACCCGATAGCATACCTCAATGGGCTTACGAGATTTGTCTTTGAAGATGATGCGCTTGAAAATATCGCATACGAAAACGGTTTGATGTTTATTTCAGACCGTTCCGAAATAGATGAATGCACTAAAGACCATTGCCTTATCGCACTGTACGAGCTTGTCATTAACGGTCCGTGGTCTGTGGCTTCATCATCACTCCAACATGGCAGTTACAGACAGGACATAGGTAGTGAGACGGTAACGGCTGCTATAATCCAAAACTTGAAAGACCGTCTGAAAGCACTGTACAAAAAGTATGGTGAAGAAGAAGCGTTGAAAAGCATGGATTCGGGTAGTATGAGTTGGGTCAATGAAAATTCATTAGATGTATAGTTTATGCGTCTCAAAAGAAAAGCAATAGCAGAATACCCGTTTCATGGCACATTCTACACCGTGATAACGAATAAGCCGGAAGACGGGAACCTTCTCGGTGACGGTGACTTGCTTGGGAATGAAAAAACGGATAGTTCTCCCGAAGTTCCCACTACGGGAGAGACCATCCTTCTTGAAACTGAATGTGACATACAGCAGGCTGCAAAGCTGATTAATTCTGGTACTATCATGGCTGACTATAAAGTATTTTTCCCGTGCAAAGTTGGTGAGAAGCTACCTATACGTTTCAATACCAATTTTAAATGCAAGGATTATGCAATACCAATCCAAGGCAGGGTTATAGGGCTTGAATATAGTCAACTTGGTGGTTGCTCGGTTGATATTAAAATGAGCGAGGTGTAGGCTATGGCAAAGAAGGTTAAGACAGATTCATTGAATAAACTTATAAAGTTCTTATCGGAAGAAGCTGACAAAATAATTGCAGAAGAATTGAATAGGGTTACTTATAAAAATGATACAGACAACCTTCATGATAGCTACGGATGGGGAATATATGTTAATGGCAAACTATCCAAAAGCGGTTATCAAACGAAATACGCATTAGCCCCAAGAATTTGGGAGAGAGAGCCGCTATACGGACGTGATGCGATAACGGATTTTCTTGAACGTAAATATAAGCCTCATGATGGAATTGACCTTGTGATAGTAGCCGCAATGCCATACGGACAAATATTACAGGAAAAGTACAAATATGAGGTAATCGCCATTGCTCAAAACCAACTCAAAGCATTAAGTAACAGAATTAAAGGTTCAACTTTTGGAATTATAAAGAACGGTAAATACTGATTATATGGATAGCAAATACAAGACAACATCAAAAGTGGAAAACTTTTTTTCCATGCTGCTGACAAAAGCGGCTATATCCGACAACCTGTTCATCGGGAATATGCCTGCCACTGTTGAAAGCAATTGGAAAGAAATGGTGCTTGTTGATGTGCTTTCCATGAAAGATTACGGAGCTTATGCCAAAGGTTCTGCCAACGTCTTCTTGTACGCAAAATCAGTTGACAGTCACGGCACGAAGCCCGTGAAGGAGCTGTACAAAATGGAACTTGCGCTTGACAAGGCTATTGAATCATGCAAAGACCCCCATTATGTGATTGATGTAAATTTCCGTGATGCAGATTATGACCAAAATAGGAACTACTACTACAACGTGATAAATATAGAAGTGACAATAAGGTAAACAGATTATTAACAGGATAACATTTTTTAATTATGGCAGTAAACAAGACTGGCGCAACAGCCAAAAAATTCATCAAGCCTTCTTACATCGTGGCAACTCTGTTCACTGGCTCTGAACAAGACGATGTGCCAAAGGGTGACTCTTATATCCTTGAAGATGTAGTTGAGGATACCACTTCAATCGCTCAAGACGATAACGATGTAAACGACATCGAGTGCGAAACTTCCGACAGCCCCATTCTTTCCATCGTGAAGCTTGGCAAATACCAATTTACGGCTGAGGTTGCAGATACACAAAAAGACCTATTGGTCGCTCTCATGGGATTTACGGCAGGAACTACTGTCTCTACCAAATACTTTGCTCCGGCTCAATATAAGAAATTGTATGCAAAGATTGACGTAGTGTTTGAGGAAGGGGAAACGATGACTGCATTTGTGGTTCCTAAAGTCCAACTTAACTCAAAACTAATGCTTGAATCTTTGAACTCTAATGTGGGTCGTATCAACCTTGCAGGAACAGCGTATGATGCAAATGTCTCCGATGGTGAAAAAACTATTAGAACACCATTTTATGTAGATTCAGCCTATACTTTACCAAAATAGAACTTGTTCATAATAGATAACTAGAGTATTTACAGGGCGGTAGGCTGACATGCCGCCGCCCTTCATGCTTATAATCATGGCAGTTTATAGAGCAAAGGAAAAAGATACACAACCAAAGAAAAACGCTGTAACAGCTCATACTCCTGTATCCAATGAATCAATGGAACGTTTGGCAAGGATAATGAACGACAGCCCAAGCATTATGAAACTCCACGGAACGGAATGGTGTATCACAGGATTAAAGCCCGGTGTTCAATGGCTCATAGCCGAACAAGCGTGCCGGATCGTCAAAGGAGAGAAACTGAGCATGGGAGATGTTATCAAGGAGTTTGCAGTAAATCTACCAGCAGTGGCACATGTAATAACGCTTGCACTTCTCAATGACAAGGACAGGATATTCTCTGATTATGAGAAAAAAGAACTTTCAGATGACTACCACAAAGTCTTTGACCTTTTGATGTGGAGAGATTACGACATAAAGGACTGGGCATTATTGCTCGGTGAAATCCTTAACCTCATAAGCACGGATTTTTTTTTCGAGAGTATCAATGTGATTCAGACCGTGAGGGAAATGACACTGGCGAGGAAGATGAAGAAAACGGAACAAAGCTGATAATATCCCGTACCGAATGGGGGCAGATGATTGATTTTCTGCGCTCCAACACTTGGTGCTCTCGTGAAGAATATTTATGGGGAATGACGGTTGGGCAGGTGCGGTTAAGCTCGTTTGATTTTTCCCATGTAGAATACGGAAACAAGGACAAGAAAAAGAAGAAGGTCAGCAAGATAGGTTCGGTTGACGATTTGAAGAATTTGAATGATTTGGGTATGCCCATAATTAATAAAAAAGGATAACGATATGTCAAATAATGAAGCAGGAGCATTCCTCAACATAACCCCTGATGTATTAAAGAAGTTGGATAGTTTCGATGAGAAGCTGGAGAAGATAGAGGAGCACGCCCATACAGCAGCAGATGCATTGAAAAACGGGTTTGGCAGTGTGGTAGTAGATACAAGCAAGTTAGAGGATGCTATCACTTCGTTAGCCAGCAAGATAAGTGCGCTGAATACGGCAGGAAAAGTATTTGACAATATAGGAGATTCTGCTCAACAATCAAGCGTGAGAGTTGAAGGTATGTCTTCATCTATTAGCAGCATGGCGCAAACACTCAACCAACTTAAATTCTCTAATTTCTCTATTGAAACATTTTCACCTGAGAATGTTGCTAAAATGCGTGAAGCCGTCAGTCAAATAAAGTCTCAACTAAAAAATAACACCTCTCTTTCTGATAGCGACAAGTCTGCTCTCTCTAAAGAAAAGGCTATGTACGAAGAAAAGCTAAAAGAGTATCAGTCGTTCATCAATATAAAAAACAAGATAGCAGCTAATGCAAATGCGGAAGAGTTGAGACAACAGCAAACCACTTATAGGAAAATGACAAATGTCATGGAATCCTATATGAAAAAGGTTGAAGAACAAAAACAGCGTTACGAAAGCGCAATGAAGAGTATGGCTGATTATGCGGCACAATCTCCAGCACAACGCACATCTGCTATAAACAACACTCTTAGTTTCTCCGCCAATGCAAAAACACTGCAAGACGATGTAGCGGCAATCAAGTTACTAAAAGAAGCAAGGTTGCAACTTGACAAAACAGACAAAAACTATCAGGCTACATTAAATCAAATAAATTCTGCCATCGCCAAACACAACCAAGCGTTGACAGAAGCAGGAGTTAAATCACAGCAGCTTGCTACACGTCATCGCAACCTAATGGATACAGCCGGGCAATTAAGCCGTCAGCTTGCCTTGGTGTTCTCCGTGTCACAGATTGAAGGTTATATCAGCAAGTTGGCAAATGTACGTGGAGAATTTGAATTACAGCAACGTTCCTTGGAAGCTATTTTACAGAATAAGGCGCAAGCGGACCAGATATTCAACAAGACCGTCCAACTTGCTGTAAAATCACCATTCCAGATTAAGGAACTGGTTACATTCACAAAACAGCTTGCAGCATACCGTATTGAGAGCGATAAGTTATATGACACGACAAAACGACTTGCCGATGTGTCCGCAGGTTTAGGTGTTGATATGGGCAGACTTATTCTTGCTTATGGGCAGGTCAAAGCGGCAGCGTATTTGCGTGGTACGGAAGTTCGTCAGTTTACGGAAGCTGGTATCAATATGTATGGGGAACTTCAAAAGTTGTTCAAAACAAGAGACCAAGCAGATTATACCACGGCACAGATTGTAGATATGATTTCCAAACGTAAGGTTACATTTGAGGATGTTGAACAGGTGTTTGAAAACTTGACTTCCAAAGAGGGTATTTTCTACAATATGCAAGAAATCCAAGCCGAAACTTTACAAGGTAAAATTTCCAACTTGAAGGACAGTATCGATGTAATGCTTAACTCAATCGGTAAGGCTAATGAAGATACACTGAAAGGCTCTATTGATTCTATTAAGGTATTGATTGATAATTGGGAAACAGTTGTCGAAGTGGCAAAAGCGTTTGGCATTGTAGTTGGTTCAATGGTTTTACTCCCTAAGATAAAAGCCGCTGCAAATGGGGTTAGTTTACTTTCCTTTGCTTTTACAAAAGCAGAAACCGCATTACGTTCTTTGGGATTAGCGTTCAAAACATCATTTCCGTTAATAGCACTTGGAACAGCTTTACAACTTGTTAATGAGTTGTGGAATGTGCATTCTCAATACAACAAAATGTTACGAGAAAGTAGCAATAAATATTATACAGCTCAGTTAAGAATAGGAGAAATAGATGAAATAGCTAAAAATGATACAAAAAAAGCGTTATCATCCCTTGTAAAAGAGATGAATAATGAAGGATTTGAAATAGAGATAAAGCCTAATATATCAGAAAAAGAAGCAAAAGAACAGTTTGAAGAGTATAAAAAACAATATACAGAATTCTTGGAAGATATTAGGAAGATTGAAGCCAACTATGCAGAAAACAGAAAGAAAGGATGGCTGATAGGTAATGATGATATTGAAACAGATTTAGACGAATACGAAAACGCTTTCTATGACTTTATAGCGAAGGGTAACAAAATACAAGCTGAATTATTAAGGATTTCAGAAGAATCAACCTCCTTAGGCAAAGGAGCAAAAGAATACATACAAGAACTAGTAAAAGGAAAGAAAGAAGGAGAAAATTTAATTGACTACTACAAAAGACTTGCAGACTACTTGGAGAAGTTACAGAACGGTGTTCTTTTTGCAGGTAAGAAAAGTTCTATCGCCAGCTCATTTCTTGGAACAAAGAAAGATTTGGAGAAAGATAAAGAAAAAGCGACTAAAGAAATACGTGAAATCTTTGATTCCGTAAATGATGAGGTAATAAAAGGTAATAAGACAAGAGAACAATTTAAGATTTTAATAGATAAAGGAGATTTTTCCAAACAATGGTCTGATATAAAGAAGCAACTTGCATACGATATATATAACTTGGGAGATATAAAAGTTCCTCTTAGACCAGGAATAAATCAAGAAGATCCTCAATCAAACCCCAAACATGAACGTGACATATTAGCAGAACGCATTTCTCTTATTAAAGAACTTAACAAGGAATACGAGAAGCTGAATAAGGTAATGGGCAGTGATAAGGCAGCTATGACTGTTATGGAGCGTTATGCTTCACAATTGAAAGATGTTCAGATGCCTAAAAATATCATAGGGGAAGCATTCTTGCCTAATAAGGAAAATACGGCAAAGGCTTTGCAGGAACTTGCAAAGATTATTACTGACTTTAGGAAGAAGATAGGAGCACAAAAAAATGCTAATGTCTTGTTTGACGAAAAGGATGCAGATGATTTTAAAAAGCAGCTAGACAAAACTAAAGATAACATTGAATCCATGTTCAACGGATTGGACTTGCACAAGAAACTGAAAGATGCAGGACTTTCCGAAGCGGAGGTTCAACAGTTGTTCCCCGGACTTGCCAAGACGTTGGACGATGTGCAGAAAGGGATTGAAGTAGAATATCAGAAGAAATTTCCGAAAGGCGAATACCTTATTGCTGATACCGATGCCAACAAGCAATATTTAGCAGACTTAAACAAGCTGAACCAGCAGCGTATAAAGGACAGTCAAGACCTTGTTATCGAACTGACTAAGAATTACAAATCACAACTCACAGATCGGTTGCAACTTGACAGATGGTATTATGAGGAAAGAGCTAAAATACAAAGAGCTAAACTAACCGATGAACAAAAAACGCTGTATGAATCCAACCTTACAAGTCAGTACAACAAGAAGTCTGACGAGAATACATGGAAACAATTCCAAAATTCGGATATGTATATCTCAATGTTCGAGAACATTGAAGGTGCATCCACACGTATGCTCACAGCAATGCGTGACAAACTTATGAGTTTGCGTGAGAATCTGAAGGATCTTCCGGCTGACCAACTGAAAGCAATCATCAACCAACAAGAGAAAATTGATGAAATGATTGCTAAAAAAAATCCCTTCATCGGTCTTACTTCGGGAGTGAAAGAGTATATTCAGTTCCTAAAAGAGAGAAAGGAACTTGAAGAGGAAAACATAAGAGCCAACAATGCGGTTGACTATTATACAAGCCTGAGCAACGAACAATCGAAAATTGTCGAACAGAAACGGCAAGAATATAATGCGGCAGTAGCAACGTCTGGCATTCTTTCTAAAGAAGCCAGACAATTGTCAGTTCAGCTCGAAACAGAAAAATCCAAACTTGATATAATACTAAAGCAACTTACCGCTGAAAAGAAAATATCAAAAGAAACCGCCGAACAAATCAGGAATGGGCAAAATCTAGGCGACACTCTGAAAAATAAAATCGGAGAATCAGGAAGGATCTTTTCAGAATTCTCATCCGCATTGCCACAAATTGCCAGTGACCTTGAAAATGTTTTCGGCTCAATGTCTGATGGTACAAAAGACGTTATCAACCGCACGGCAGAAGCGGCAGGAGGTATAGCACAAATAGCAACAGGAATAGCACAAGGTCCGGTTGGATATCTTCAAGCGGCAATGGGCTTGGCAAAAACAGTAAGTGCCTTGTTCGGATCGGATGATGCAAGACTGCAAAAAGAAATAGAAGGACATGAAAGAAAGATAAAGAAGCTGGAACGTGAATACGACAAGCTAAAAGAGAGTATAGACAATGTATGGGATATAACAAAGCTACAAGAATATGGGAATGAACTTGATGAGAACATAAACAAACAGATAGTATCTCTCAATGCCATGATAGCCGCCGAAAGAGACAAGAAAGATACTGACTGGGATAAAATAAACGAATGGCAGGAACAGATTGAAGATCTTAGGGATACTTTGGCTGACAGTGCTAATGACATGATAGCAGAACTTGGCGGTGTAGGCTCCGATGAAAATTTCAAAACATTGGCTGAGAATTTTGCATCAGCATGGTTGGAAGCATTTCAAGAAACAGGGGATGGCTTATCTGGACTTCAAGACAGTTTTGATGATTTCATGGAAAACTATGTAAAACAACAGATACTTCTAAGATTATCTGACAAGTTCTTCGGAAAAATGTTTGAAGAATTTGATGAGATTATTGCAACAAAAACACCTATGGAGCAAGAGGATCAAGAAAGGTATTTTGAACTTCAAGCCCAAATAACCAGGCTAAGAAACACAGCCAATAATTCGGTTATAAAAAGTGTCGCAAAAAAGGCTAATGCCGCTGCTGATGAGATAGAAAATAGTGAGGAATACAAAAAGCTTCAAGAGGCATGGACGGATTTTTTAAAGCCGAATGATATTAATACCGAAGCCATCAAAGACTGGTCAGACAGGATGCAGGGAGTGTTTGGTGAATATAACGAGGCGGCAGAAGAAATTTTTAACCAAATAGGATGGGAACCCGGAGGTAAAGCAAATCTATCCGCTCTCCAACAAGGAATACAAGGTATAACAGAGACTACTGCCGAGGCACTTGAGGCATTACTGAATTCTATCAGGTTCTTTGTAAACCAGCAAACTACTGACATAACAGCTATCAGAAATCTGTTAGACGCTCGATATAGTTTAGAATCACAAGCTGAAACAAACCCCATGCTAATTGAATTGAAAGCGCAGACGGGATATTTGGAGATTATTTCAGATAGAATAGACCGTGTATTCGCGCCAAATTCAAATTCAAGGGGAGCAGGACTAAGAGTATTCATAAGTGACTAATTAATTAATACATTTAAATAATCATTCTGATGGTAAGAGATAGTATAACAACCCAAGCCATACCGGGTGGCTTCTCCGTAATAGTAAGCGGTTTTATAGCAGAATCATTGGAGCACATGATACCTTGGATTATTGTATCATTTGCGGTAGTGATATGTGATTTGGCTTTTGGAATAAGGAAAAGCCTTTTGATGGGCGAAAAGGTTCGTTTCTCTAGTGCGATACGCCGCACAATGGGTAAACTTGTAACCTACTTCGCCTTTGTTTGCATGGTTGTCATGATAAACATTGCATCCGGCAGCAAATGGGATATAGACATATACTCCTGTTTGTTAGTTTGCTTCATTGAATTTTGCTCTATCATATCAAATATATTGAAGCCCAAAGGATACAGCTTTAATATGCTTAAGGCGTTAGGCCTGTTTGGTAAGAAGGTGCTTGATGTAGAAAAAGAGGATATAAATGAAATAATAACAGAAAATAAAAAGGAGGAAAAGAAAAATGGCTGATGTAAGAAAACTTGCACCGTTTATCCTGAAGTGGGAAGGCGGTTTTATAAATGACCCTGACGATTTGGGAGGGGCTACCAATATGGGCGTAACCATCGGAACTTATGAAACGTATTGCCGGGAGAAAGGCTATCCCAAGCCTACGGTTGAAAGATTGAAAAACATCACGAAAGAGGAATGGACCGAGATTTTGAAAACCATGTATTGGGACAGGTGGAAAGCTGACGAGATTAAATCGCAATCAGTTGCTAATATATTGGTTGATTGGGTCTGGGCTTCTGGAGTACACGGTATCAAAGTACCGCAGGATTTAGTTGGTGTGATTCCTGATGGCATTGTCGGACCTAAGACACTCGCCGCAGTAAATTCCCGTAATCCCCGTGAATTGTTTGACCAGATCAAGATTGCACGGTTTGATTTCATCGAGGATATATGCCGGAAACGCCCAGCAAACAACAAGTTCAAACGTGGTTGGATGAACCGTATCAACGATATAAAATTTGAGGGATGAAACAAAGGATCTATATATGGATTGCGGTAGCGATAGCATTGCTATTGCTGTTTGGATCATGCCGGAGCATAAGGTATGTCCCGGTGGAAACAATAAGGACTGACAGTCTTTATCTTACCGTGCATGAACGTGATTCCATTCACATTAAGGATTCTATCTATGTAAAAGAGAAAGGCGATTCAGTATTAGTTGACAAGTGGCATATAGTCTACCGTGACAGGACAATTCGCGATACAGCCTATATAGAAAAGGAGAAAGAGGTAGAAGTTCCCTATCCTGTGGAGAAGGAATTAACATGGTGGCAGAAGACAAAATTAGAACTAGGAGAGTTATCTATAGGTGTTATATTAGTATTGTTAATCGTAGTCATTTGGTTGATAAAGAAGAAGGGAGGTGCAAGATGAGATAGCAACATCAAGTATTATTCGCCACAGGTAGAAGTGTGGCATATAATAGAAAAACTCATTTAATAAAAGTGATTCTTTCAGGGGCTTAGAATCAAAAAAAAGCCCCCAACATATCATCATATTAATATTGCCACATAAAAACATGATAAAGCATAAGATACCTTATGTTGGGGGCTAATATCTTCAACATAAATATCTTATGCTTTGTTCATCAAAATCTCATGTTTTACGTGGCATGGCAAAGATAAGAATAAAAAATTAGAAAAAACATGTGTAAGTCAGAAATCTTTGCCAAAATAATTAATATTGTTTCAAAAGAAACAGAAGTGTCTGTTGACCAAATATTATCGTCTGATAAGAATATGGAGACAGTGGATGCCCGGTATCTTCTTGTATCTCTTCTTTTCGAAAGTGGCATGTACCCTTCACAGATAGCCGTTCATATCCACAAAACCAAACGTGCAGTTAACTACATGATATCTAATTTCCATGAGAGGATAGAGAGTGGGAAAATGATGAGAATATATTGGGATAATATAAAGAATTTGTTGGGAAACAACTGATTTTCCATGAGTTATGATATATATACTTTTGCATACGGTCAATTTTGACCGGGATACAAAATACAAATACTTATGGAAAGAACTTATGTTTTTAATTCAGACGGAGGCAATGGAGGCTCAGGCGGTAGCAAGCTTGACATTACCGCCATGCTTCCCGGAATGTTTGGGAACAAGGGGATAGACCCTAACCTGCTTGCCTTGATGAATAACGGCAACGGCTTTGGAGGACAGGACGGATGGTGGAGCATTATCTGGCTTGTTGTGATAGCAAGTATCTTTGGATGGAACGGCAATGGTGGCGGTTTGTTCGGTGGACGTGGAGGAAACGGAGCTAACGGACTTCCGGCAGAATTGGCAGGAAACGCAGGACGCGAATTGTTGATGCAAGCTATTCAGGGTAACGGTAATGCTATCTCTCAATTGGCTTCTTCATTCAACTGCTCTACCCAACAGGTTCAGACAGCATTATGCAATGTGCAGAATAGCATTACACAAGTAGGTAATCAGGTGGGATTGTCAACCAACCAGATTATTAATGCTATGCAGTCAGGCAACCAGTCTATTCTTACTCAACTTGCCGATTGTTGCTGCAAAACGCAAACAGCTATTGAAAGACAAGGCTATGAAGGACGTTTGCAGAATTGCGAATCAATGAATGCCCTTACCAATACAATGAACAACAATGCATTGTCATTGCGTGACGGTGCTACTGCCAACACGAATGCTATCCTTGCTAAACTTGATGCAATTCAAAATCAGGCATTGCAGGACAAGATCGCATCTCTTACTGCGGAAAAGGCTACTTTAACAGCCGAAATATCCCAGCGTAATCAGAACGCCACTATCCTGAGTGCAGTAGGACAACAGATTGCTCCTTTGGCAGCCGGATTGCAGGCATTACAAGGAGACGTAGATAAAATCCGCTGTTCGATGCCACCTACGGTTGCAGTGCCATACCCACAATTGCAAGTATTTAATCCTGAGGTAGCTCGTGCAGCGGCTTTCGGTGCATATATGGGAGATTCAGCATATTCACGTAGTGGGTGCGGATGCAACAATTATTGGGGATAATTAGCCATTGGGTAAAGAGTTCTTTGATTTATTGATAAGGGTTTCGTAGTCTGAAAGAAAAATCCATTCGTAACCTTTGTGTTTCTTATTTGCTCCTCTACAGCATTTAGAAACCTCTCCTTCTCTGAAACCATATTTAATTGTTTCTGTTACAGAAGGATATGTATTAACTAATGCCCCGTTTAATAATTGAGCGACTGGTTTCCTTAATTTATGATGAGGTCTTCCATTATTTGTCAATGAATTTCTCATTTTAGTTATTGGATTGTTGTTATTTTGATGATGGGTGCACCAACGTAAGTTACTATAATGGTTGTTTAATGGATTAGCATCGATATGGTCAACTTCTGGGTAATTGTTTGGATTAGGTACGAATGCTTTGGCTACAAGTATATGTGCACCGTATGTTTTCGCTACATTTTCTTTTGATAATTTTATCTTATACAACGAATAAGTTGGAGTATCTGCGAATACACTTGCTTTTTTCATTGATATTTTTGTGGTAAAACTTCCGTATCTATTTCTAACCTTTCGGGGTAATGATATAAATCTACCCAAAGAAGAGACCATATAAAAGCCTTCATATCCGACTACATCCCTCCATTCTTCGCCTTCAAGAGACACACTCTTGATAAAATCTTCGTTTGTCATTGATTTTACCGAATTAAATGATGCCGAAAATTGAAAAATGGGAAGGGCTTCGGTTTACCCTTATCAGTTGGTCATGACTCCAACCTATCCCGATTGTAAATATAGTAATAAATAATTAAATTACAAAAGATTATGGCATTATTTCCTTTTAATAATTGGGGATTCCCATTCCCATCAATCGGAAGAGCAAACTTCAATACTCTTCCTACGGTGGCTGTGACAGTCGGTACGGAGAATGTTACTCTTGAACTCCCTAACCATGCGTTCCGTAACAGGGATTATGTTGGGGGATTCTATATCAGTCTCCGACAAGCTATACCTGCCGGCACGACTGCTACACTTCCGATATTGATAGGAACTAATGGGGACACAAGACCGTTGATGGCTTATAACAATGAGCCTGTGACTGTTGCAAACTTGGCTGGAACCGGCATCTATGAGATTCATTATAACAAGTACACCAACGAATTGTATCTTGTTAATGGAGGGTACAGACCGACAACGGCTCCGGCTCCTACAGTAGAAACCGCTTCTTTACGGAGCAAGTAATAATTAACATGGAGTTTTGTGGTGGTTCCCAAAATGGGAATAACCACACTCCTTAAAATTAAACAATCATGTTTCAATCACTTCGTACCAATAACCAATTGTATATACTTCATAAGGATGCTAACCCGTTTATCGAATACGGCCCGGTGGTCAGCGTTTCCGCTCCCAAGCCGAAATATCCTATGGCATCCCCTATGGGACAGTTGCCCCAAATGGAAATGGTTGTGGATGTTGTTGTCTGCATCAACGGGCAGAACACGACATTCCAAAATCTTCCTGCCGGCATGGATATAGCCGACTTCGGACAGAACGGGAATATCGTAGTGTCATGCTCGCGTGATGCTATGAATAACGAGGTCGCTTCTATGAAACAGAAAAGCATAGACATCATCAACAGCATGGACTTCCACAATTCCGTCATTGCAGGGTGTGACAAGATGCTTACGCTCTTGAATCCTGAATTTGCCGAGAAACAACGTCAGGAGCAGGAAATATCCTCTCTGAAAGGGCAAATGGCGGAAATGAGCAAGAATATGTCTGACCTTATGGATTTGAACAAACGGCTCATGGAACAGCTCGGAGTGGTTGAAACATCCAAAACAAAGAAATGATTATGGGAATGTGGGAAATATTAGAAGAAGGGCGTGACGATTACGGACGCGGCTTCGGTATGAGAGGTGACGAGGTGGAGGAAGCCTATAAGGAAGGCTGCCGCAAAGGTTACGAAAAAGCCATGAGAGAAATGCGCGGAGAAATGGGTTTCCGTGATGGTGGAAGAAGTTATTCAGGTGGTGGAAGCTCATCCGGCATGGATGAACGCAGATACCCCGGATACTTTCCTGAATATCCGCGTATGGATGACATGGGCGAACGCAGACGCAGACGCGCTAACGGTGAGTTTTATTAATGGTGGAGGGGTGGAATGCCCCTCTTTTTAAATAAAGGTTATGGAACAGAGATTGGATACATACAGCAGATTTCCATCGGGCATGAGGGAATATCTGGAAGCATACGGCTTTCATTTCAGCAAGAAACTTTATGAATGGGCCGTTTCAAAAATGAAGGTGAAAGACGAAGCCACGGGCAAAGAGAAAAAGCTGGAGCCGTGGAGCAAAGATGAAGTGGACGATATGCTGAAAGCGAACGGAATTACCATTGAGCACGACAAGGGTTATGACGTTGCTTATGTCGCAAACATGCTGAAAGCGGATTTCTATAAAAAATCATTGGTTGACGAGGCTCACTTATGCAAGCATATAAAATGCTACCTTGATGATATTGATGGCGATCCTTGCAGGGCGTTTGACGAGTTCTTTGCCACCTGTATAGGTAAAGGGATTCCTGTAATCTGGTCGGATGTGATATGATTATTCAGGAGTTCTACATACCGAGATATGGGGACTGGCACGTCAAAGTGTATTATGCGGTACACACCTATTGGGCGGATCGGATCATTATGGACCTGTACCGTATAGGATGCAGGGGGGATTCCCTCAAGCGTGCGTATCGCAATCTGACCGAAGGCAGAATGAATACCGGTCTAACCTATTCGGACTACAGTAGAAGAGAGACAGTAATGGTTATCTCACTAACCTCTACCCCCGAAGAGTTTCAAAATTCGTGGGACCACGAAAAAGGTCATTTGTGCCGGCATATCTCCAAGGCTTTCGGGATTGATCCTTATGGAGAGGAAGCGCAATATCTCAGTGGATATGTCGGTCAAAAGATGTTCCCTGTAGCCAAAAAGTTCTTATGTGAACATTGCAGAAAAGGATTGGAAAAATAATAATCGAACAGAAGCGTTCTTTGACTTTTGGGAACTACTGCTAAAAATAATAAGGGATATGATTTGCAAATATGTAGACTTATCACTTAATTTGCATCATGAAGAAGGTGATTCATATACCAAACGTGGATAGAGATGAAAGAATAGGAAGCGCATTTAATCATCTGTTTCAAGTCATACAACAGACTGACAATTGTTGCATGAATGATTTATGCTGGGATTTAAGTAACACTTCTTTTTTTCATCCGTTTTTTCTCGCTCCGCTTGTTATATATAAGCAAAGGTGTGAGAAGAATGTGATATGCATAAACAGACCGATACGTATCACTGGCTATTTGGACTTGGTTTATTTTGAGAACCCATTACTTGTGGATGCCGGATCCAACATGAAAGAGGTTTTGGAGCCATATATCTCTAAAACATATTTGCCAGTATGTCAGTTTGATTTGCACAAAAGTAATATTGACGATTTACAAAGCATTCTTCAAAGAATTATAAAGACACAAAGTGGAGCTGATTATCGTATCGTTACTCCTCTTTCATATCTTTTAGGAGAATTGATTGATAACATGAACGAACATTCTCAAGGCAAGCATGGTTATATCTTTTCCCAGTATTTAAAGAAAGAGGATTGTATAGATTTGGTCTTGGCTGACGATGGAATAACCGTGCTGGGAAGTTATGTAAAGGCCCAAAAATTTTTGGATGAGATTAATGGGAATGATGCCGAAGCGTTAAGGTTGGCAAATGAGGGGAAGTCTACAAAGAACTTGCCTAATGCAGAAAATAGAGGATACGGTATATCTTCATCCAAAGAAATGCTTTCTGATGGGCTTCATGGCTCATTTTTCATGTTGTCCGGAGGTGCGTTTCATAGGCATGACAGCTCCGGTTCTGTATTTGTTAAGCTTCCCAATTCTATATATTGGGATGGAACAATAATTCTAATGAGAATTCCGGTTAAGGTCCCATTGGACTTTGACTATAATAAATACACTCGATAAAAATAAATATATGAATACGATGTTAAAAATTGCGGATTTGATTAGTACGGATATCCGTTCAAGAGCTAATGCGGATATTATAAGATCTGCCATTGATGGCATTAAAGAGGACGTTATATTAGATTTCTCTGGAGTGATATTTGTGTCTCGTTCCTTCACGGATGAGTTATATAATGTGATGGAAGAAAATAAGAATGTTTCTTTGGTAAACATGTCTAATTTTGTAAAATCCATGTTGGAGGCTGTAACAAACGGTCGTAATTCAAAAAGAGTTTTCAGACAAAGTGAATCTGAAATAAAAGAGTTCGAAGACATGAGTAGTTTGTCCTCTTTCTTGGCAACAATTTAAGTCTACGTCCTTGCCACAAGTTTACCCTTCAATGATTGTAGGTATACCTAATGCAAGGATATTTATTCTTTATAGAGATTTCAAAGCGGTAATTCCCAACGGTTTTACCGCTTTTTTTATGTTTAAAAATGAAAGAAGATAAGTTGAACATATTGCTTGAACATGCTGATGATGTGCCTCACTGGTATTTTTGTCGTTTACTTGCTGTGATGCGATGGAACGTATAGAGAGGTGGATATACAGGCTGATACCTCTTGTCGTGTTGGCAAGGGTGATATCGTTGTGCCTGTAATTCTCCCTAATTTTATAAGGCTCCCTAAATATTTAGTTTAGTGGCAGCTCACTGGGATACCTTACTCATTTCTTCGTGTACTAGTCTGCGAAACTCCTCACTTTTTGCAAAATTCCCTATCTGTTCGCCTTTGCACATATCGTAAGTTATGAAAGTTTTTAAGAGAAAGATATCCAACCCTACAGCCTTGAATCCCATCGCAATGCCTTCCCGGCAGGTGGCGAACACATTTTCACGGTGGACACCATCTACTTCTTCGGTCGAGAAGTTAAACGAATAGCTATTATTCATCTCGAAGTACCGTTTCATCAGTTTTGTGCCTGCAAAGTTAATTTCCATCCGCTCGGCAAATCGAGAAAAGATGTGCGGAGGAAACGCAAGAAGAACCATTTTACCTTTGACGAAGGTAGGCATATAGGCATACTTGCCATGCCCGGTATCGTGGTAGCAGACGAAGGAGATACGGCAATCATCTCCTATCTCTTTTTTGCTGTGAGCCTCCCATAATATCAGCCACTTGTTTTTTCGCACAGTAGTGACAAAAGAGTGGATACGCACCGGAAACAGAACGGATTTTTTGATTATCCGGATGACCTTAGCGTCCTTGCCATCGGAGATAGTGAGCACGTTTGGATAATCAGCTCTTATTTCGTCAAGCAATTCTTTTGCTGTCATGGTTGATGTTATCATAATTAATATGTTTTATAACATTAATAATTTGTTGCTCGTTAATTCAAAAAGTTGCACCTTTGCATCGAACATCAACGATGTTAGTCGCACTTCGGTGCGTGGATTGAAACGACATTAGAAATGTCATTGTGATTTGCTCACAAATTAGTATTTCTATACAGCCACTGTATAGTGAAGAGGCGGAGAAATCCGCCTCTGTTTTTTTTATTTCCTTACTACTTTGTCGAAAAGTGTATGTAAATCATGTGGATCAAAATCCCCCAATGTGATAGGAGATTTTTTTCGTATCGTGTCAAAACGTTCTTTATCTTCATCCGTCATATCTTCGGAAACGGGCCATTCTTCCAGCATGAAAATATCAACATCTCCCTCATATCCATTCTCATCGCTCAACTCTATGCAAACATGGGGATAGTCACTCATATCCAAATCTCTATCCTCTGGAAGTTCAAACCCAAGGTCATTGTAAAATTCATAAAACACACACGTTTCGTCTATCGCATGATTTTCATTATAGGAATAAAGGTCATTCATTTCAGAATGCAGTAACAAAGACCACAAGACCTCATAAGTTATAGGCTTTAAATCGCAAACATCATTAGAACAATGTTGCCTAATATACGCATATCTATTGGGAGTCTCTCTAATTGAGTCACCCCACCATCCTAATTCGTTATCAATATCTTTACGTGTCATAATTGTTTACCCTTTATGCTAATTAGTAGATAACAGCCTTTATCTTCATGTCAGTTATACAAACACTCTCTTGTCTCTGCACGGAATAGTAAGTAACGTGATTGTTCGATACTTCAAACATCGGATAAATCGAATCGGGATCGTCTTTAATTCCTTCAACCGTGAATTTAACTATACCTTGCTTTGCTGCCTGTTTGAATGCTCTGCGAAAATCTGCATCTAATGAATTGAAAGTTTTCATAATCTTGATACTGAATTGATCTGTTGTCACCAGCTTTATATTTATCATAAAAAAAATTCTTCAACCTCAAATTCTGCCTTCTCTTCCCAATCAAAAAAATCTAAATTCTGTTCATCCTCTTCTGTCAAGTAGTAATATGCGCGTATCCTATAGCCATCAATCTCTATAGGGGCTTCAGCCCACTGACTTAGACCTTCATGTAGCGGATCAACGACACCGCTTGTAGGCTCTGCACCAGTTGATATTGCCTTATCTGCTATATCTTTCCCAAATCTATCTACTATTTCTTGATATGTATATCTTTTCATCTCTGTGCCCGTCATGCCGATAGCTAAGCGTTATGTGTTGCAAAATTATCGTTTATAAATCAGTAATTCGTTCCACAAAGCATGTTTTAAAGCATACTTTGAATATATTCAGTGCGTCTATTAATCTTAGTCCGTAGGGCAGTTAGGCGATTCCGGGTAAAGGGCAGCTAATCTGTTTCGTAAACTTCATAAGCGCACATTGCATTTCTTGCCTTTTCAGATATTAATCCTTTTGAAAAATAATCATTTGCAAGTTCTTTTATATACTTTTCCTTTGCTTCCTTATATGCAATGAAAGCTGAGTATTCATCATCAAAAGAACCAAGTGGAATAGGTTTTTTGTTCATATTCAATTTAGAGTAGTACAAATTACCCAATTTTGAAACACCTATAAGATATTTACCCCTACTTCTATCGCATTTTGTAATCAAAGAATTTAATTTGCTTGGAAGTGCAATGCAAGTATCAGGGCTATAAACCTTGTTCTTAACTCCATGTTGCAGGAAATCCTTGTCTATTTGATAGCCTATCGGAACATTTTCCTCATACCATTTTTTGAAGTTTGAATATCTATGCCATTCTTCACACACTGTACAATTAGACCAACATCTATATATTTTATCTTTCCCATAACATCTTTTTATCATTCCAGACCACGTATGGTATGCTAAGTCTCCTTTGTTGTCATTCATAGTGCATGGAATATCTGTAATTCCGATTCCGCATATAGGTCTTTTATAACTTTCAACCCCACAAGAAGGACATCCGCAACCATTCAAATGACTGTTTGCGGTTTGTATGAATACCCCATGTTCTTTACATATTATTGGGACCTTTGAATATGTATTTTTATATTCTGTTATTAGTGAGTAATCGTACTTATCCCCATGCAACTTTTTTGCTTTTTCTACAAAAGACGAAATACTATCTCTTTTCCATGATACTCTATTGTAATCTGCGCATTTAGGGCATCCAGCTCCTTTAATGTGATTACCTGCTAATTGACTAAAATATCCATGAGTATGGCAGTAAATAGCAACTTCTTTTTCCCATCCTTTGTAAACAGATTTATCATATCTGTATTTATCGCCATGAACACTTTTCGCTTTTTCTATAAACCAGTTGTTTGAATAAGTTCTTTTTGATGCTCTTTCTAACAATGCGCATTTAGGGCATTTCTTTCCCATCAAATGGTCTCCTGCAATTTGCCAATATGAACCATGTTCTTTACATATAATCTCTACTTTTTCGCCACGACCTTTATATACAGTATTCTCATAAGAGAATCTATTACCATGTACTTTCTTGGCTTTCTCTATAAATACGGATGTGTCATATCCAAGTTTTCCTTTTTTACTCATAATATGAAATATTTATATGTAAATATACGCATTATTGTTTAATAATCAAATAGTTATGGTGCTTTTAGTATTGTCGATTTTCTATTTTTTATTTTTGACATCAATGCGGACAATCTATTTCTATTAAATTCGAGACCACTGCTTGTACGGATTCCCATTTCGTTTAATTTAATAACAACGATGTCAAGTTCAGACCTATTTGTTATGTCTTTTGTCATGGCTTCTACAATTCGGTTTGTTGGATTTTCCGCAGCTTCTTTCCTCCGCTTTTCCCCGTTCGCTTTACCGCCTTTTGCCTGTCCGGTTGTTGTGCCGCCCAAAGAGGTACACCAGTTGCCCGATTTAGAGTAAAATCCGCCTTCTTCCGCTATCTTTTGTTTGCGTGCTGAGAGTGCCGCCTTTGTCCTTTGCTTTATGTTATTCCGCTCTATTTCTGCAAATGTCGCCATCATTGCAAGCTGCAATTTGGTCATAGGGGTTAGGTCTGTACAATCAACGTCAAGCCCGACATTGGCGACTATAAGACGTATTTTTCTTGCCATGAAGAAGTTGGAAATAATATCACTAAGTTCGACTATTCCACCACGTGTAAGACGCGAAACCTCTGATATAATCAGCGTATCGCCTGCCTCAAGTCTTGAAAGCAATTCAGATAGGTTTCTTCTTTTGTACGAAACAGCTCCGCATATTGCTTCATCAGAAATAATTTCGTCAATATTTAAGTGTTTTGACTCTGCGCATCTTGTTATGATATTAATCTGGCTCTGCGCATCTTGTTTGTCAGTTGAAAAGCGGTGATAAGCATAAGTCTTTCCCATAATTCGTTGTTTTATATGTTAGTAATCAAGTTCATTTGAAAGTCTTGTGTATTTGTTGATACTATCTCTGTATGATTCAAATAACGGACAATTATAATAGCTAATTTTAGCCATTGCATTCCCGGTTTCGGACAATCTTTCAACATAGTAATTTAATGCGAAAGAATACTTTTTCTTTAGTTCATTTTTATTATGTTGTTTATCGAAGTATTCACTACATGATGATAGGCTTAATGATAATAAAGCCAAAATTGCAATTCGTTTCATAATTCAATCATTTAATTGTTAGTAATAGTTCCGCCCGTGGAACTTGCACCACTTGCAAGGCGTTGAACCTTTGGCGGATAATTCGGCTTAAAAACCGTTGTTCCCAGTCAGCTCCTTACCTACTCCAACAGCTAACCAAATCAAAATGCAAATCATGAACATATTGTTTCCTCCTTAATTAAATTTATTCGTTCATTCTTACCTATCGCCTACCCGACAGCCGTATTACTGCCGGGGTGTCATAAGATGATATGTTGGCAAAAACCCCCAACGTACGTCTATGCTAACATGTGGCAATATATTTCTATTATAAAATCGTTCCGCATTGTACTATGTATCGTGTCCATGATACGCTTAGTACAATATGATCATTGCATTGTACGAATGCGGTAGGGCGTACAGGAAACCCCAGTTTTGCGTAATCCTGCTCAGCTTCCTGTTTGGTTGCCCTGTATGGCGTCACTTGTTCGGCACTCGTTTCTACCCAAACACTTTGTCCTAGTTCGGGAACATACTCCCATTTGCGACACTGTTTAAATACGTAATATCCTCTATTGTTCATATCAAATCATTTTTTAAAATATACTCTTTAGCCTCATCCATTGTGTCAAACCACAATGATGCACTGTTATAATACATTCCCGTTCGGGTATTAATTAGGTTTACTTGGTATATCGTTCTACCATACATTATAACCTTTACTATTTCCGCTTTATCTTTCACCTTATATTATCTTAATTCCCTGAATGAAACCGTTTCAAAATCGCTCTTGATAATCTCTATCTGTACAGGCTTAACGAAGCGGTCTAGTTCTTTGCGCACCTCTCTCATTTGTTCAAACGGTACGGTTACAATGTTTCCAGCAACTAATAAGTTGCGCAAAATGTTGTCTAATTCTTTACGTTTCATAATTTAATGTTTTTAAGTTTATAAATTTAGTTCCCGGCCGCAAATCAAATTGCCACGGTCTAGCCGTGCCGGGATAATTGGTTACTTTTGGTTTTTCCATGTCCTGTAGTCATTCGTGGACTCAAAACACATGAAACCGCCACACACTTTGGCAACATTTGAAAGCGTAAACGGACATTTTTTAATAGCTTGATACCTTGTTTTTACTTGTGCAAAATACGTTCTCATTGTTCTATTTTTTATTGGTTTATAATAGTTCCCGGCGGCGGTGTCGCTCCGCCTTCCCACATTGGTTAATCTTGTTCTATCGTCCACTCTTTTTTTACGAAGCCTTTAAAGTTACCAAACGATTTTCTAAACGCTGCTAACGCTTCTTTCTTCGTCTTGCCGTAATAGCAATAACGCGCCCCGGTGTAAAACTCTACTGTTAACTTATATTCTTTCATATCCTTTAAAATTTATCTGATTCATCACTTTTGTTTATAAATTCGCGTAGCTTATCCCTGTCGGTGCCGGAAATGAATATCACAGCACCGAATAACAAAACCAACAAAACCATATTCAGCTAATTAAATGACCGTCTTTAATCGTCCGTTGCCATCCGTAAACCCGTTAAGTGTTTCCGCCTCTTTTTCGGCTTCTTCCTTAGTCGGATAGCATTCTATTATACAGTTGTCCAGATTGTCTAATATGCCGTAATATCCAAGTGTTAACGGCTTATCCTTGACGGTGTAACGCTTTCCCTTTACTTTTTTCTCGTAAAATTCCACACCCTCAGCAAGCGGGGTGTAATATGATGAATAACTAAGCGTGCCCGATTCTATTTTGTCGTTAAACTCAATTATACCGGGTAAATCTTTTTTTAAGCTGCTTTCCGCGCTTACACCGTCATAGGTTACGCAATACTTGCGTTCCTCCGCTGTGTATACGTTGAATATATCGCCCGGCTGTATGTCTGCACGTACTTTCGCGCTGGTTATGATTCCCGCGCCTTCAATGTCGTAATAGTGCACGCCGTTAAAGTTGGCTGTTTCGGTAAATCTTATATTATCAAGCGGGTGCGCTTCATTTGTGCACGCTGTTAAAGCTTTTCCCGGTCGTATTATATCCATGCGTTTAACTTCTCTCTCCGCTATTTCTTTAGGGCATTTCTGTAAATTACCGACGTTGCAACAACCGTTTGAATTTACACGGGCAGTACTGTTTTTTTCATTAAAAGCCAATATAACGCCTATTTCTCCACACTGATCATAAACGACCTCCCCCAGTCTAAACCCGTCCAGTTCTTCGGGTATTGTCGGATAATCAAACGAATCATATTTCGCATAATCCTCAATAATTAACGGGGTGCCATTCCCTTGGGGTTCTTCTGCTAGTTCCGGGATATATATTTCTTCAGGGAGTGCCGGCAGTTCTGTAGGCGCTATCAATTCTTTCACCTTGTCCGCTTGCTTCTTGCTAAATATCCATCCGGCACGCTTTTCACCATTGTAATTTAAAGACGGGTTAAAGCGTCCGCCTAGTTCCTTTAACTGATCTTTGACGGCTTTTGTATCGCCAAACACCGCGATAGCCTTTTCGGAATAGTCCACGATTCCCAGGCCTTCAACCGTCACGGCTTCCACTTCTTTGGCTTCCTCAACCTTTTCAGGCTTAACGCTGCTTTTCTTCGCTTTCGGCTCTATAACCTTATATTCATCACTCACTTTTATGCTTAAATAAAAATTAGTATCGAAATAATCTTGCATACCATCCGAATCATCGTAACGGAAAGAACTTGCATAAGTCGTAACAGCGTCCAGAACCTTAAATATTTCCGGCGTTAACTCACCTTCCCATCCCTTTACGGTGCTCATTGTGGACATATAGCCACGTTCTGCACTTCTTGAACCTTCAACAAAAGGAATGCAAGTACCTTCTTTCAGTTCAATGCACATTGAATCAGTGTACATACTCCATTCGGAACGGACAGAGAATTTAAATTCCGGGAAATTCTTCTTTACATAAGATCTAACTTTTGCGGCGATTTCCTTTGTACTTAAATTGCTGTCGTAGTTTGAGCCAGCCCAACCGTTTGCGGTGTAAAAATTCATTGCTTTCATAATGCTATAATTTAAATTGTTAAAATTCAACCTTATAGCGTGATTAATAGCCTACTAATACCAGATACAGCCTATACACTCAATAGCTGAATGTTATCGTAATATCAGTAAACCAAGAAAATTAAATGGGAGAATATTTGCAAGAATCGAAATAGAGAAGTATCTTTGCTCCGTGTGATGGAAGCAAGATACCTTAGTATTTTGATCCTTTGAGAGTCTTAATATCCAGTATTAAGGCTCTCTTTTTATTCCATCTGTCAATATATCATGTATCACGCTTGCCTAATCAATGGATCTACTACCTATATCGTAGTGTCGTATCTCTCATCTTTCAACACTGTAAAATTACAAAATTATTATCATACAAACAAATAAAATTGCACTTTTTTGTGTTGAATTTTCACAAATAAATAGGCTTTATAGCATACGCTTATCACTTGATATTATGCGATATAGAATCGTTTTATTTTGATTCTCACAATGTGCCGTACTTACCACTCTTTGCCTTATATCGCCCTTATCAAAGCCGTCCGCAACGAATCAAACGAGCGTCTCAAACCGTTGTAGCACAACATACGGCAATCTAACCATGAACGCTATACCCCATCCCCCCCCCCTATACCAGTGCAACCGTAAACATCTGTCATCTCCCGATTTTTTTTAATTTTTTTCTGATTTTCCCCTCTTTTTATTTGTTGTAATATTTTATCTAAACCAAGACACACAAGATGTAACATAATATTATTATATTATACGAGTTATTGTTTTACGTTGATGCTTCTCTATGCAGTATGTGTATGAACCCCTTTCATTATATTCATAATAAAAGGGAGAGCGGTGTTCGCTGTCGCTCACTTTTTTCTTTATGTTACTTTCTTTTTTATGGGTTTTGGATTAGACATTTTTCCTTTATTTATATAGGGTATGTCTAATATGCAATGAGGTAGTACTATGCAATGCAAGGTATATTTCAAGTATTCTTTTACTTTTAAGATTAAAAGCTCAATATTAAAGCGGATTTAAATATATCACAGTGATAAATATTAAAGTAAAGCTTTAATATATGAATTTAAATTATTATATTTGCGTGTATTATAATAGAACAACATGAATGAATACAAGTTTTATATGATGCATTATGGCGAGCTTGGTGCCGGTTGGAAAGACTTGGAAATAGATTTCCCAGGTTTAAGGTATAAAGAATGTACAGGTCTTAATTCGTATGGAGAGCCTACAAATATGTATGCAGAGGATTTTGCCGAGACAAGCAAGGCGGAGGTGTATGTTTCCAACACACCGGCACACAAGCAGACAACTATAAAACTGACATTGATATTCTTGGAGGATGATACCAAAGATGATAAGTCTTACCATGACTTTATGGCTTTCATTACCGGTTCTAAGATTGCCTACCGTGATACAGCGAGGAAGAGAAAGGTTCTTATGTACCTTTCAGGAGCCACAGAGCCTAAAAGCGACACCCTTTACGGACAGAAATATAAGGAAGTGATGTTTACGTTCAAGAACGTATACGGGCATTCCTTCGGATATGACGAAACTTTTCCTAACGAATAACAATTAAATTCTATATTGCTATGTTTTTAGAAACAGAAACCTTATCGGAAGCATTATCCTTTGCGAAGTGCAAGGATTTGCCCAAGAAGCTCAATCCCGAACTGGGGCTTACTTGGATATTGGCTATCGCCCTTATCAAGAAGAAAAACCTTATGAATGCCTATGCCATTGTTGAACAAAGGGCTGACGGACTTATCCAGTACAAGAAGACATTCGGGCGGCTTTCTCCCATTGATGGTCTTATCTCCATCCATCCGTATATGTACGTGGATGAAGAAGCATTGGGAATGGCTATGAAAGCAAACAGACGAACTATCGCCATGCACTATGCTGATGCAGCGGACGACATCATTAATTCGGACGATGAGAAGTTCAAGGTGTACCAGTTGCAGTATGCGATGGATATGCAGAAGCTGAACATGAACCAGGAGAAGCCTAGATTCGGGAAGTCTGTTGTGGAAGAAGCGGAGGAAGCGGCTAATCCGGTTGTTGAGGAAGTGTTGAAGGAGAATGAGGCGTTGGCGACAATTGAGGACGAAGGAGAGTGTGTTATCGAGGTCGAGGACGCTAAGACAGCGTTCAGACCGAAGAGAGGTAGAAAAACTAAAAAAGAAGAATAGATATGGAAGATTTAATTAAGGCGTTGCTGATATTTTTGAAGTACGGTAATAAGCAATACCCAACTTCTTGTGAGCATGATATTCTTTACGTTGATATTGACCCAAGTGTTGTTCCTGATGAGGACAAGAAAACACTTGATGAACTTGTTTTTTTCGTTGATGATGAAAATGATTGTTTTGCTTCATTCAAATACGGAAGTATGTAAGCACAAATTATGATAGTCTATGATAGATGTTAAAGAATTGAGGGTAGGTAATGTATTGTATGTGAAATATGAATCCAAAACACATATTGTCCACTCAATACACGAATACAAAACTTTTAATGGCGGATATGCTATACGGATGGAAAATGGTTTTAAATGCAGTTTGGATTACGCAGAGCCTGTTCCACTTACGGAAGAATTGCTTTTAAAGTGTGGTTTTAACATTGAATGTTATGAGTATTGCATAAAAGAACAACGACTATTTGCAATAGAAGATTTTTGGATATTACATAATTGTCATAATGATTTTTATGGAGTAATGTGTTCCAATAAGGTTGTTAGGAAGATAGAACATCTACATCAATTACAAAACATCTATTATGCCTTAACTGGTGAAGAATTGGAAGTGAGATTATGAGCGATAAGAAAATGTAGTAATTTAAAGAATTAGAAAACAATAATAGATATATTATGGTAAAAGGAAACAAACAACAAGGATTTGAGTTCATCATCAAAGAAAGTGATGTGTTGGAGAGAGAAAACTTCGGCTCGTTTGAGATTATAATCACGAAAGGATATGCCTGTTTTAAGAACTACACAGGATTCCGGGTGTTCACTACCCCGTACGCTGTGGGATTGGACGGTGTGGCTCACGAAACATCCCTGTATGCTTGGTTGAAGTACATGGTGGACTTCAAGAAGTCAATCAAAGGCAAGGAGAATGAAATGTTCGGGGAAACTACTTCCACCAACAAGGAGTTCTTGGACGGTATGAAGGTGCTTACAGAAGCGAACCTTGTGAAGCCTATGACCGTGTTTACTGACATAAATGAAGCGCAGAAAGAGGCTGAAAGCTACATGAAGTGGATGGAAGGTCAGATGAAGGATTTGGATAAGGCTATAAACACTACGCCGCCTGAAGAGGATTTGAAAACTAATGCGGAATTTGAACAGAAGGCTATCATGGCAGAAGAAACGAAGGAGATGTTTGACAATGGAACTGAAACCGAGAAAGGACAGGTATAGCCCCGATAATATCTACCGTATCTATATCAATATTGGGAACCATCCCGGTGCAAAATGGGTTTCTTTCAAGGACAAAGAAACCGGAGAGGTCATTAAGGGGGTATTCTTGCCGGATTGGGAAACTGGTGGGATACGGATAAGAAAAGGACATCTTAGATTTGAAATTCATGCGATTCCGATAAAGGGATGTATGAATACCCATATACTTATTCCTGCTGTTAATAAAGAAGTTGATTGCGGTCTTGGAATAAAGAAAAGCAGTAAGCAGACATATTTTAGTAAGAGCGTTATAGGGAATATGTATGTATGCGGAGAAATACTTAATGAAGACCAAAAGAAAATCATAGAGAAGTATGTCAGAAGGAGAAAATTGCTTAAAATCGGACGTTATAAGAAAGATTGAGCGTATTGTTTGCGATTGCGTAAACAAAGCATTCTGCAAGGATAAATATTCGCCCATATCTCCATTGTCTTTATACGAAGGGAAGACAAATATACCGTTCGTAAAAAGGATGGCAAGACCTGCCGTGTTTGTGGTTGCGCATGACCGATTTGGGGTGTCGTACAGCGCGTTAGAAAAGCATTCTCATATTCATGCACGTAACATTATACGATCAGTAAAGACTTATAAGAGCATTCCTGATTCGGACAATGCCGTAATGATGATAAAAGAGCTTATAGAAGTTGAACTAAAAAAATTTCCAATTTTATGAATGATTTGCTTTCTTTTAAACGTAATGCCATGATGCTCGGTCTTTGCACTGGGTATAAGAATAAATGGGACGCAGCGACAAGTAAGGAAGCGTTAATGGATATAGCTTTGGATTCAAACGGTGTGGAGCTGTTGGCAGATGCCCATAGCTTTGGATTCGGTATGGATATTCAGTACATGAAACGGACGTTTTCTGACTATATTAATGGTAAATGGAAGCGGAGCAAGGACGGATATACTTCGTGCCTCTACGTGGACTTTAACGGGCAAATAGAACAGGATTGCACGCTTACAACGGTGCTTGCTTCAAAGGTTGAGTTCCATGTTTCAAAAGGGAATGTGTGCAAGCTGTATGTTGGAGGTGAATCTACTGTAAATATCACCGGAGAAGGTATCTGCTACGTGTACTCATACGGTCACAATAAAGTGACCGGCAGGTTTAAGTCAATGAATTGTATAACTAAGTCCGAATGGGCTAAATAACATGCCTATATCCACGTGTAGAAAAAGTAACGGGTGCGTTGGTTAATACTGGCGCACCTTGCTAAATAAGTAAATAGCATGAAAGTACCAATAGATAATATGACTTTCGCTGAAAGTGAATACCACAGAGGCAATAAGATATGGAATGCTCAAACACTTTATAATTTTGCGAAAGCAAAGGAGTACCCTGTACGTGATATGCCATTGTGGAATATAGACCTGACTGTTGAACCATTTGAGTGTAATCAGCTTCATAGCTTCATCTTTCAATGCAAACGTGTTCGTGATTGTTCTTTAGACTACCCTATTATATTGGATGAAGTAGGACAAATAGCAGACGGATACCATAGATTATGCAAAGCTATCTTGGAAGGTAGGAAAACAATTAAGGCTATCAGGATGCTGGAAATGCCGGCACCTGATAGAGTTGAAAATTAATATTTTATGATCGAAGAAAAACAAATACAAGATAGTATAGAACTACTTGAACAAAATGCTTTGCCAATTCCTGATGATGGCGATATGGTTGAACAAATACCATTGTTCATCTCTTCCGATATGCAGTCAGTCATTGAAGGCGGCAAGAAGAAACCACCTATCCATAGGTTGTGGGGCGATTTTTGGTGGGAGAACGAACTTGTTTTCCTATTTGCCGATAGCGGAATAGGTAAGTCCATTCTTGCCACGCAGATAGCCTACGAGATAGCCAAAGGGGAAAGCGAATGTGCGGATGTTGAGATAAGTCCTCAAAAAGTATTATACTTTGATTTTGAACTTTCTGACAGACAACTTGCAAGACGTTATAAGAACGCTGATTTCCCGAAGTCGCTCATCCGATGCACCATATCGGAAGAAGTGGACAGCGAAGATTTTAACATGAACGTAATTGAAGGGATAAAGGATAAATTGCTTGACACGAAAGCAAAGATTATGATACTAGACAATCTTTCATATCTATCCACCCAGACAGCGGAAGCAGAATATGCCGGAGTTATTATGGACGGTCTCACTAGATTGAAGCGTGAGCTAAAAATCAGTATCATGGTGATAGCGCATACGCCTAAGATTGAGGAATGGAAGCCCTTGTCTAAAACCAATATGGCAGGAAGTAAGATATTGTCTAACTTTGCAGACGGAGTATTTGCCATAGGACGTACAAGGAATGGAGGACGTTATCTAAAACTACTAAAAACTCGCATGGTGAGTGAACCGGACGAGAAGTCACTCCTTCCCTATTTCAATATTATTTCGGAACCTTACCTTCATTTTGAAAAGGTTGGTGATGAAACGGAAAAAAAATTACTTATGGGAAAACCTGCAAAAGATTTTTTCACTTCTATTTGGGATAGAGATACGAAATCCCCTATTCCTCTGAATGAGCTGGTCAAACTAATTATATCTAAGGATAATTCTAAGAATACTATAAAGGCTAAAGACGGAAATGCTCGAAAACGTATTGACCGTGCTATAAGATATGGCTCTTTAAGGAAAGACGAATTGAAGAATGTTTTTCTGAAAACAGAAGATTGATTGTCAATTATCCACAAACTGTAAATTCAAACAAGTTAAAGGACTCTGGAAAAGCCATAAGATTGGGTAAAATATTGTGGCTTTCCCAGTAGTTATAAGGGTTCGCATTTGAATCCCTAAATTTTTAGTTTAGAAGTAGTTAACGTTTATAGTTCATTTCTTTTCAATTTATTCAAAACACATTCATCTCTTGTGAAATCTTCCCCAATTTGCTTCTTGCTTTCAATGATCTGCTCTACAAGCGTTATACACTCCTTTCTTATCTCTTCGGTTTCGTTATAACCGCAAGCGTTGTCAACCAGTCTTTCGATGTTTGACGGGGTATTAGAAAGTTGTTCACAGAGAATTTTCAACCGCCAGTAACAGAAGTCAATTGTGGCTATGTGCTCTAACTTGTCCATAATTCTATATGTAAATGATAAGTATTAATAATGGCAAACAAATAAATAGCCACAGTGATGATGCTGTCTATACATACAGCCCAACTGCCGAGGCGTTGAAATCTTGATAGGGATAGAACCATAACCGCCAAAAAACAAACCCATTGGCTTGTCATTAGTCCTGCCATTAATGTTATCCATCCAAAAATATCCAAAACACTCATTAGAAGAAGCATAGGATGCTCTTTTAAATACGCCTTTATCTTTTCCTTGGGAAGATGTCTATATTTGTATGTGCGGGAATATACTCTCTTACAGTTTAAGGCTTTCATAATTTCATAGAAAGCAAGAAATCCCACCAATAAGTAAAATATGTGCTTCATTGCTTACTCCCTTTCAACAACTCCGGGGTTATCAAAAACGTTTCCTATCACTTCGCATCTATCGCTGACATACCACAATGGGGTAAAGCCACATGCTTTGTTCCTGTAGCAGAACATACCTTTATGAAATAGTACTTCAACTGTAAATTGGTAGGAACTTTCGCTGTCATGGATCAGTATTAGATCATGTTCAAAGATACTATTACCGTTCTTATCGGTTATTTCGCTGAACTGACAAACTGTTTCAGGATTGATATCATTCATGTATCCGGATTGAGACATGATTTTAATAATCTTCTCATCTCTAATATTCGTGTATTCAACATAAGAACCCTCTATCCATCTTTCTAATGGGTCTTCTGTTTTAACTCTCTTTCCTCTGAATTTTATTTCACGTTTCATAATTGTTCTAATTATTAACATTGTTATTAAAATAGTTAATTGTTTTCATTGTTATTACAATACAAACTATATTTGCATCGCATTTGATTTGGAAACTAACATCTCCAATCCAGCGAACTGTCATTCGCAAAATCTTATTCATTTCCTTGAGAAAGAATTAAGCCCATTGTCCTGCAAGCTTTGGGCTTTTTTTTCTGTTATGCTTGACAGGGTATAACAGATTATCAGCTTGCCGGTCTTGCAGCTTGGCAGGCAAAACGGAAAGGAGGTGTTAGTGTGAAAAATCAAATGCAAGATGAAAGCGGCAAAACTCGTGTTTTCTGTCGATATATCGTAAAGAACGGCAAACGTATTTATCCTAAACATGGAAAATACTTTTCTTTCTTGGTAGATGACAAGAAAATTGCGTAATGCTTCCTTTCAAGGGATGTTGCAGGCATCCCTTTCTCTTTTTAAAACCTGCCATCTCTATCTACTATTCTCTTTTCAGCATCAGTGGCTTGTCTTTTGGGAAATTTCCCATGCCACTTCCCCGGTATCATACGCGGATTTTCCCCTTTGCTGTCAAATATCAACCTCCCACACTCCGAGCACAACGGTTTCCCTTCAAACTCCTTTATACTTGCATCATACTCTATGGGAAAGATTTTATGTATAACAGGCCAATAATCCGATGTAGCTGTATTCTCAACACAACCACATTTGCAACAAATAAACAGTGGCATAATCAATATCTTTTTCCGCTCAACTTAGGTCTTAGTTCATTGTATCTCATCTTCTGCTCCACATGCCATATAAGGTCTATGTTCATATGCTTGGCAAGCCCGATGATTGATAATAACATATGACCTATCTGACTTTCAAAAGAATAATTATATTCATAAAAATAACGAATTGGCAATGTGGATATGGCGTATATGCTTTCAGTGAATGTTTCCCCGTTGCAGCTTTCCGTTGCCTCGTATATCATTTCCTCTGTAAAACCATTAATGTCTATCTTACGAAGCCCACACAAGTCAAACAGGCGTATGCATGCATCAGCTAATTCTTCCTCCGCCGTTCCTTTGATATAGTTTTCAAAGCTATATCTGAAATTGACATCATCGTGCGGTTCTTCATCCTCATAAGAAGACTTGAAAGATTCTCTGTCGGCACGTTTCCCTTTTCGGTCCGCTTCCACAGCTTCCATAAGCTCGGAAATGATAAGGCAAAGGTGGTGTTCGTTACTCAGTCTTTTATCGTGGAAACCATGCTCACAAGCTGTCTTATAAGCGCGATCCCGTAGTTCGTTCAAATTAATATTGCTCATTCCCTTATTCCTAATTTAATTTCTTCGTCCTTGATTATTTTCCCAATCTTGTCAGCTTCCTCATACCGTTCCTCTTTTATCAACAGTCTTTGCAATTCCGAAAGCTGGTTAATGTAAACAATATCGTTACGATCTGACACATGGCGGACATATCTTTCTATTTCATCCAGCTTATTCTCCATGCGTATATGCCACTTGCTTACCAAAATTAAAGTAAATGCCAGAGCACAAACGTTTAATGAGGCAAGGATGAATTTAAATATTGATTCTGCTATTTCCATAATCATATAAGTTTTAATGCTTCCTGTAATCCTGCTTCAAGTGCTTCCTCGTAGATATCCCATTTACTACCATCATTTGTTCCTTCATAAACAGAACTGGTTATATGAGTTCCATTGTCAGCTTTAGATATTTCGTATCCATAGCCACAAGCACAGTTGTATATACATATATGAATGTTTTTGGTTTCACGTAGCCACTTTTGTGCAACATACAACACTGGACACAAAAATTCAACTGGTTCGTTATCTATTTCCGTACAACATGACATACTTTGCGGAATGTCGTATCTTCTAATAATATTATCGCAACTTATTGTGTGTTCACACTTCCAATTAAACCCTTTCTCTTTCAGCATCTTTGCTGTTTCTAATGTTACAAGTTCTTCGGTCATAACTACTTCTTGTTTAATTCATTCAACACTTTCTTTACTAATTCATAGCGTGGTAATTGCCAATCCTTCGCAATATCATCTATTTTATCGTCATAATGATTGTCGTAAACATACTGATTAAGACTATCAATAAATCCATCATCGTCAAGTCCTTCATCGCAATCATCAAACATATCAAGTTCACAGGCTAACTCGGAACATTCACAGTGGGATACCCAGTCATAAACACGACCGTCATAAACATTGGTCTGTCTGTTGTATTTTTCTCCAACGGAAATTACTCCACCGCAAAAATTGCACCTGTGCTCTTTACGAGCGACAGGAGTTTTATCTCTTAATACTTTCATATTATTCTCCTTTCTTCTTTTCACATTCTTCACAATGCAACTTGTAAGCATGGGCAAACATTCGTAGAGTAACAGGCTCAAAGTGAAAATCAGCCTGTTTCCCTTCTATAAGAACAGAAACACATAATTGTCCATCACAAAAGTCAATATATGCTTCACCACCTCCATTTCCTTTAATGGAAAGTGTTTGTGTCTGTACGATATTCATTATTCACCTCCTTTAAACATAACGTTTAATAATAGTACCAAATGAATGATACCGATGCCAAACTATATTTCCACGTTGAATACTAGTAAGCCAATCACAGGCATTAAAAACTTGTCCTACATTGTATAGGAATGGTCTTTTTTGAATCTTTCTTTTTATTCTTGCTTTCATTATTCCTCCTTTATTTTAAAGTGTTCAATCAGTTCGTCTACAGTAGCCTTGTGAACGGTATCTATATTAACATCAATATCATTGTAAACCCAATAGGAAGAGAACTTGATTGCAGGACACAGAATCCATTTATCCCCATCGGTAAACCATTGGTACTTGTCCGTATCATCTCTCAATGCAGCAATGGCGAGAAACAAAAGTTCGTTGGTTCCGCAATCAATCCTTCCTTTCTTGGTTACGGTATCTATATCATATATCACCCCATATAAATTCCCATAAGATGTTATGATTGCTCTTCCTTCTTCAATGCTTTTATGACTTCCATTGCCGTCATAATTATGTGCATCTAAGGTTGTATTACCAGAATTAAGTATTTCATATCCCAACTCTTCCATCCCTCTCCGAAGTTCCGGTGTGTTTTTGCGTATAAAGCACGGTGTTGTAAATCCCATAATTATTCCTCCTTCCCAACTTTAACATATCCGTTTTCAATACACCAACACAGCATTTCGTAAGCTGCATCAATGAGTTCTTTACTTTCTGTAATCTTTATCATAGATCTAGAATAAGGCTCCATATACAAGCACGTATAGCTATCTGCAAGTTTTTGCATGGTCAGCACTTCTTTGCCAATAAAACAAGGTAACTTGTCGAGAATATCTAGCAAGGTGTAGATATGGTATAATCCAAGTTCTTGTAAATGCTTCATTTGCTCGAATGACAATACCTGTTTCATTTTTTATTGTATTATGATTCATTACTGTTCCGTTCCATAATTCCATTATTTTTTATATTAATCGCTATACCTCATGATGGATCTATTAATAATGTATCCATTTCTCTCGTTATAATGTCCACCACAGGAAAATTCTTTATAGCCCTTTTCTTCTATCTTCCAACGAGGATCAGACGCCCCATTAAAATCTGAATCAGAGTGGATCTCACCAAGTCTTTCAAATTCTCCGTTAAGTTCTTTGTCTTTTATATCAACAATAACAGAAACATCTTTTCGTAGGGTATATGTAACCTTATACTTCATTTTTTCTTGATTTGAGGATTATTCTTGTTTTTTTACTTCATATTCCTTTTCTCTGAGATACGCTGCTATATACTCATCATCTCCGACATCATTAAGGACATCGAAAAGATAGCCACTTACATACTTCGCAACTGCTTAAGCATTTGCATAATCAATTTCCTTTCATATTTAAATTTGTGATTCATGTACAAACAATCGTTCTACGGCTTTTTTGGTAATTGTCTGATTAATGGATGTTTTCAATTCATGCTCCCAAATACATACAAAGTCATTTGGTGCGTAATATTCAGAAACAAAAACTTTATGTCCTTCATTTACTTTCTGCCTACACCATTCCCAAAATCTAACATAATCGAAATTTTTAGATATTTCATATTGTTTTGTCCCTTGATATGGAATATCACAGTAAACAATAGAGTTATTGGGTATAATTAAGTTTGCATAATCTTCACTATGCCATTGAATATCTTTTAGATTATCAATTTGGCTCAAAGTATTACGTATTTGCTCACTTATATAATCTCTTTGTTTTACATTATGCCCGGAATATCCACCATCAAAAAAGCGTCCATTGAAACTTCCCATAAAACCAATCCAACCAATCATTGCCATATCATCATCTGAAATACTTTCGTTTCCTCTATATATATTTCGATAATAGGAATAAGTTTCTTTTGATATTTTAATTGGGAATTTTCTACCATTACATAAATATTTCCACATACTAATCAGAAATTTATTCTTATCGTTCCCTATTCGCAAACCTTTTACCTTATCAATGGTATTGCAACCGCCACAAAACGGTTCTACGTAATATTGACCGTCTTTCCTGTCTTTTAATATTATAGGCAAGATGTATTTTGCTATTCTTGATTTACTACCCATATATTTCATATTCAATCTCCTTTCTCTTTAATTCGTTCAAGTACATCTCTGTTGGCTTCGAGTATTCCTTCAAAAGACGGGATGGGCATCCAATGGGTAATGCCTAATCTTTCTTTATTAACATTTGCTCCAGTTTCCCATTCACCCAAAGATGAAAGCTGGCAAATAAGGAAGCCATAAGCCCCTCTTGTCAGAACCACTGTGTTATTTTCTGGCAACCGTTCATTAACGCTTATCCAAGGAGATTGTTTCGACTTCCATTCGGCACCTAATATAAAAGGACATTTAACATTTTTGCTACTATAATATCCATCATATGCCTGTGCATGATTAGGGCAATCTTGACAGCCCATTTCGCATTGTGAGCTTATTTCCGCTTCTTCTACTGTCTGTTTCATATATTCCTTTATCATAATTCGTCAAACTCTTTTTGTAATTCTTTTATCTTACTATCCAAAGCATACAGATAGCACTGAAAGAAATTATCACCAAAAATTTCTTTCTTTAATGGTACATCTTTGTATATACTGTTGTATGTAAATATCAATCCACCACCATATTTTATGTTAGACTTTTCAAGTTCCATCTTATGTTCTTTGTATTCATCTATTTTAAAGTTGAGTTCTATTGCTTTGTTAAATTTATCTTTATCCATATCTCTCCTTTCCACCTATCCTAGAAGCATATACATTACTGCTAGGAATAGATAATAAATTGTTGTTTTACTCATTCCTTTCCTGTTATAATTCTGATAAATATTTTATTAAACTCTTTTTGTCTCTAAAAAGCCTTTTCCCCCATTGTGGATAGTTGTTTCTAGGCACACTTAAGCCGTCAGACAATTTGTAAACCATTAAAAAACTTCTATCTGTATAGGATATTTCAATAGTAATTTTGCTTATAGTGGAATGACAGATATTGTCACCACTTAGGTAACATACACTATCACCTACATTAAACTCTGTGTCTATATTCATATCTTATATTATTAAATCTAATTTAATAGCTTCAACTTTCTTAATACATCTACCATCAGGGGTAGTTACTGTGAATCCTCCATATCCTTTTGATACGGAAACTATTTCACCCACATCAATCTTTGAAACAAGAGATTGTATAGTTTCTAAAACCTTTGCCTGCTTTTTTTCAAAAAAAGAGGCTGGTTTTCTTTTCAGGAATATCATATTCATTTCTTTCTCGTCTTGAGCTTTTCAGACTACATCATTAATACTAATTTCTCCTTTCAATACTCGTTCTACCTGTCTGTCGATTATCTCTTGAAACTCTATCTGGCAGATAAGCGAGCAATCCGGTATAATCTCTTCTACTGGGTCGCCCCGCCACGTTGGTAGTTCATCAAGGAAGATACGACCGTCTTTATCCTTTAGGCAGGTAGCTCCAACATCACGCTCAATCTGCGCCATTCGAGCAAATACTTCCGGAAAGTCCTTCCGGATTTTATTCTAGTATCCCATTCCACCTTTGACACAACCGATACAATTATTGTTATTGTAACCCATCTTGTACATGGCAGGGATTTCAATGCCAGCTTTCCAAAGCATTCCCATTGCATCTTGCTTGGTTATCTGTCGCTCGATAAGTGGGAACAACGGCTTTGTATCAGGATATTGCTGTTTAAAGCGGACAGCACGGTTTATTTCTTTCGGGTCAAAGTCGAATCCCCAGACTTGACCGTCCCAATTTCCCAACTCTTTTTCCAGCTTGTAACGGACTTGTTTCTTTAATTCGAATGTGCAAGCTGCACCAGTAGGACCATTAATAAATCTTTTCTTAGCCAACACATCCTCTACGTTAAGATACTTATCGCTGCGAATGGTATGAATTGGCCGCCCGTACCATCTCTCGCAATCTGAGATAAATCGGACATTATCTGGATGCCCGGAACCAGTTTCGATATAATAGAGTTGTACATCGTTATACAAGCTCAATGCTATCTTACAAGCAACTGCGGATGTTACACCGCAACTAAACCAAGCTATTATCATTTTATTCCTTGTCTATATCGTTATGAGTCTTCAGACTACGTTAATATTCAATTTGTCTTTTATGAAGGATAGGATGTGTGCAATCACATCGACCGTCCACCCGTTGCCTAACATTCGGTACTGCTGTGTGTCGCTGCATTCCCATTTATACCAATCGGGGATCGTTTGCAATCGGGCACATTCGGTTGGGGTAAGACGTCTAATTTCTCGGACACATAGTTGTGAGCTTCCATCATTTCTATCCCTTGCCAGCAATGTACATGACTTGTCTGATTTTATTTCCTTAAAATGTTTTCCTCCAAATCCACGTATCGTTTCCGAAACAACTATCAGATTATCCTTATGGACAGTTGTAAGGCAATTCGTCTTACTATCAGTACGTGGTTCAAGCTGTTGGATATTCTTTCTCCGCTCAGAAACCTCACCGGCTTCATACTTTTTCCGTATCTGTTTTCCATATTCGGTTCTTCTTGGTGTAAGACAGGCTGATTCACGCCCTCGCATAGCTACACAGATATAATCCGTGCTTAAATTTCCTTTGACCTGCCCCGAAACCGTCAGGCAATGGCTTTTGTCATCGCCATCTAACAACCTTATTTCCACATTCCGTTTTTCCTTATGAATATTCAGCCAATCCACCATTTTTCTGCTCAAAAAATATTTCCCGCACACTTCTTTTTCCAAAATATCTTTCAGCAAAACACCTCGGTCGGCAGGCTGCGGAATGTCGCTATAAGGATATCCGAACAGACCTTCATGCCCTACACGGATATTCGTCCAATAAATCCTACGTCTGTTCTGTGCGCTAACCAACGCAGAATTAATACGCACCCCACGTAACCCGATAGCCTCACTTAATACCCTTTCCCATTTCTTTCCCATTTCTACGTTTTCAAGAAGAAATAAGACGTTAGGATTGTATTTCCGTATATCGGTTAGGATACGCATATACTCCCAAAACAGATAAGATTCTCCTTCGAATTGAAAGCCTTCCTCTTTTAATTCCAAATAGCGATTCAGAGTGTATATCTCTTCTTTGTCGATAGTGGACATCCCAACACGTTTGCCGGCAAAAGAGAATGACTGACAAGGACTGCCACCTATCAACAAGTCAATTGGTTCCAACTGAGATACATCTACCTGGGTGACATCTCCGAGCTGAATTGTGTTCGGGAAGTTCAACTGTGTCTGCTTGATGGCGTGCTTGTCTACTTCGGATGCGTAGTACACTTCCGAGATAATTCCAAGCTGCTTTAAGGCTATTTGTCCACAACTCATGCCATCAAATAAACTAAGTACTTTCATTTCTTTTTGTTCGGTTATGGACCATTTTCCTGATGTCAGGTAAATGGTAATTATTATCAATTAAATTCTAATTGCTCTATCAGTCAACTGTTAATCAACTTCCACTAACTCACCGTTTTCCAGTCATCAGCAGTTTTCATGATTTTCTAAACAAATGGCTGAACGCATTATCCAAATCCAAGTCCAGATTCAGTTTGGACGGGAAAGATT